TATCACCCCTTCGGTGTTCTATGTGTCGAACAACCAAGGTCTGAAGAATGCTTCTTCTAACTACGGTGGTGTAATTCAGACAACTTTCCGTTTCTGATATATAATGTGGGGGGTAACCCCCTTTAAGGAAGTGTGGCCGAGTGGTTTAAGGCACCTGTCTTGAAAACAGGCAATGTGAAAGCATTCGTGGGTTCAAATCCTACCACTTCCGTTGGAGTTACTCGTTAGGCAGACAGCCTAGAAGGAGGCTCCACCTTCGGGGTGTAGCGCAGTTTGGTAGCGCAACTGCTTTGGGAGCAGTGGGCCGCAGGTTCAAATCCTGCCACTCCGATTTTCCATATTGGAGGAAATAATGGCATCACCAAATGTTACTGTAATTTACACTAAGAGAGGTTGCCCTTTCTGCGAAAAGATTAAAGAAGTTTATAACCTAAAGGGATGGAACTATACTGAGTACGTTCTTGATGAGCATTTTAATCGAGAACAATTCTACAGTGAGTTTGGGAATGGTGCTACTTTCCCCCAGGTTATTGTAGATAATAAGAAAACAGGTGGTTGTACAGATACTATTCAACACTTTCAAAATAACGGTCTAATTTGACAATAAATAATATTGAGTTCAAATTAGGAGGTTGGGTTTCGTCATAGTTGTTGTTTAAGGAGGAACCCATGAGTAGTTTAGAGTTTATTTACGTGTCATTTTTTATGACACTTTTATCATTTGTCGGTGGTGCAGTATTGTCTTGGGTGATTAAAGATTACGTTGAAGCATTTATTGATAATGCTGCCTATTCTAAATCCATCACTCATCCAGAAATGCTTGATGAAGATGGTCACGTATTAAGAGATGAGTTGATTTACTTGCATATTACGGACGATGATGATATGATGGATGAGGAAGACGACTAAGATCATTATGATTCTGATTGATATGAATCAGGTTATGATTTCTAACCTGATGATGAATATATCCATTAATGGACCACAAAAAATTGAAGAAGATCTAGTTCGACATATGGTTATTAATTCACTTAGAATGTATCGTTCTAAGTTTTATAAAGAATATGGAGAACTAGTTCTTTGTTATGATTCTAAAAACTATTGGAGGAAAAAAGTATTTCCCTACTACAAAGGAACTCGTAAAAGAGATCGTGAGAAATCCAATCATGATTGGGGAAATATCTTTGATGTCCTAAACAAACTTAAAGAAGAGTTTAAAGAAAATCTTCCATACCCTACTATTGATGTGGATGGTGCAGAAGCAGACGATATTATTGCAGTTCTATGTAAGCATCAAGGAATTGTAAATATTCGATTGCAGAGAGACTTACAACCTGCTGTTAAGGTTCTCATTCTTTCTGGAGATAAAGACTTTATTCAACTTCAAAAGTATAAGTTTGTAAAGCAATACAATCCTATTCAAAAGAAATTTGTTGGTGGTGGAGATCCTAAAGCATACATTCTAGAACACACTATTAAGGGTGATCGTTCGGATGGCATCCCAAACTTTCTTTCAGATGATGACACTTTTGTAGAAAATAAAAGGCAGAAACCACTAAGTAAAAAGAATATTGATATGTGGTTGGATATGTCTCCAGAACAATTCTGCAGAGATGAAAAGACTTTGAATCAGTACAATAGGAATAAACAATTGATTGATTTTAATTACATCCCTGAAGAAGTAGAAAAAAGTATTATAGATAATTATGTATCTATAGTGCCAAACAAAAGAGGTAAACTATATCCTTATTTTGCTTCCCATCGGTTACTTGAAATGCTTGATAAAATAGGAGAATTTTAAAATGAGATTGTTAATTTCTGAAATCTTGCAGAAGGTATCTAACGCAAAAACAAAAGCAGAGAAAATTAAAATCCTTCAAGATAATAATACCCAAACACTTCGTTCGATTTTAATCTGGAATTTTGATGAGACGGTAGAATCTCTTCTCCCAGAAGGTGAAGTTCCATACACTCCAAATGAAGCACCTGTAGGAACGGAACATACACTCTTAGAACAGGAGTCTAGGAGATTCTATTATTTCGTTGCTAATGGTAGAACAACGATCTCTCAAATGAAAAGGGAGCAAATGTTTATTCAAATGCTTGAAGGACTTCATAAGTCTGAGGCAGAAGTCCTTGTCCTAGTCAAAGATAAAAAACTAGGCAAGAGATATAAGATTACTAGAGCATGTGTTGAAGAAGCATTCCCTCAAATTGAATGGGGGAATAGATCAGCATGAAGTATAGATGTAAAGTATTTAAAGAGGATTGCTCCCCATTAGATGCCGAAGATACATCTTTACCTTTAAATTCTTATCTGGTTAAATATGAGGATGATGGTATTGTAAAATACGACATTGTTATCTCACACAAACGAGTAGATATTTTTGATTATTATTACGATAATTTTCCTGCAATACACTCAATTGAATGGACTAAAGGTAAAGTTAATCCAAAACTTTGGCAAGATCCAAGACAATCGAATAAAAAGAAATGAACTTCAATTTCAACTTTGGTAAAAAGAAACCAGGTATTAAAGAGTACGCAATCATCGGAGTAGTTCTCTCTGCGGTGATTGGTACTCTTTCTCAATGTACAGGAGTATCGGAAGATGGACTATGGGACTTATTGGATGAAATTCAAAGAAAGTATTTCCCACAAACTATGCTTAATGAGTTTATACTTAAAGATCCTGCGAAACTAGAACGTAGGATTACACGAGACGTTGACCATGCTATCGATGATTACATTAGAAAATCTGGTTTAAAAGAATCTGGAGTTGATAAACCTAGGTTTATTGATAGTGCTATTGACCCAACAGTATGTTATACTAAAGAGTGTCAATCTCTAGGAGGAGAGATGAGACTCTGTGCCCCTTGGATTCCTGATTGTAAGAAAGATGACGAAAAAAATGACAGTATATCTGGATCCTAGAGGTCCAGCACAAGAAGAAGCAGAAGAACTTCAAAAGCAACTTGAAGAGCAGGAGAAGAAAGAAAATATAGAAAAGGGAGTTGCAATCGTCAATGGATTGATTGCTTATCTATTAATTCTTCCCGTACTATTCATGTTTGCTTTTAACGTGTCCTTGACAAAGATGTTCAGTCTTGATAGGATAGGTTACGTTGAATCCCTCGGGATTGTAATTGTTGCAAGAGTATTGAGAGGTAAGAGATCTAATGGCTAAAGTTTGTTTAGTTTCGGTGACACCAGATGCAGAAAAGACAATGGCATATATTGCTAGAGTTAGCAACCCTGCGAATCAAGACAACGAAAACTATGCCAAGTTGCTTGCTTATTGTATTAAGCATAATCATTGGTCTGTTTTTGAACAGTCTACTATGACTCTTGAGATCGAAACGAATCGTGGTATCGCAGCTCAGATTTTGCGTCATAGGTCCTTCACATATCAAGAATTTTCACAACGATATGCTGATGCTTCTCTTCTAACTGAAGAGATTCCTGTTCCTGAACTTCGTAAGCAGGACACGAAGAATCGTCAGAACTCTACTGATGATCTTGATCCTGAACTCAAGAGAAGTTTTGAACGTCGCACTAAGCACTTGTTTGCAGATATTATGGATCTGTATGATGATATGCTTGCCGCAGGAGTGGCAAAGGAATCAGCACGTTTCGTGCTCCCCTTGGCAGTACCAACCAGAATCTATATGACTGGCTCGTGCCGTTCATGGATTCATTATATTAATCTTCGTTCTGCTAATGGAACTCAGAAAGAACACATGGACATTGCTGAAGCAGCAAAGAAAGTATTTATCTGTCAGTTCCCTACAGTTGCAGAAGCACTTGGATGGTGTAATGGTGAGTGTGATTGTAGAGATTGGGAAAATGTTCAACCTTGCATTAGGATAGATTGATATGTACTACGAATATCTCCATCAAGAAGGTATGCAAACATGTTGGGTCTATTGTATTATTTTAGACCCAGCACGAAAGCAAGATAAACTTCGTATTAGATATAAACTTGGTACGGAAGAACATGATGCTTGGGTGCCAGCAAATAGTGTCAGACTTGTCACTGGGAGTAATGAAATGGAGACATCACAATGAATAATCAAGAAGTAATTCAAATTGCAAAAGATTGTGGACTTGTTTATAATAACAACCACGATATTTTGGAGTTCTATCAGAAGATTCGCAAAGAATTAAAAAAAGAGTTCAAAGAAACAACAGAAGTTGTTGAAACTAAATAAGGTAAGGGAGTGTTACAATGCCTACATATCCAGTAAAGAATCTGAAAACAGGTGAAACAAAAGAATTGTACATGTCAATGGCAGAGTACGAATCTTGGAAACTTGAAAATCCAGACTGGGATAAAGATTGGACTCAAGGAATTGGTGGTGTCACTTATGGACAACCAAAACAATCCGATGGATTTAAAGAAGTTATGAGTAAAGTGCAAAAGGCACACCCCCGAGCAAACCTTAGTAGATTCATCTAGACTATGCCAGTAAAAACTCGCAGGAACAAAACCAACGGAAATGGTAACGGCAACGGAATGAGTGCAAAGCAGATGAGAAGGAAGAAACCTATTAACAATGAGCACTTAATTGACATCAAACCTCTAACTGATGGTCAGAAGAAAGTGTTTGAGTGTTGGGATGAAGGTAAAAACCTTATTCTTCATGGTGCTGCTGGAACAGGGAAAACTTTCGTAAGTCTTTTCCTTGCACTCAGAGATGTATTAAATCCTAATACACCATACGATAAAATTTATATTGTGCGTTCTTTAGTTCCCACTAGAGAGATTGGTTTTCTCCCTGGAGATCATGAAGATAAATCAGCACTCTATCAAATTCCATACAAACATATGGTAAAATATATGTTTGAGATGCCAGATGATAATTCTTTTGAGTTATTATATGACAATCTAAGAGGTCAAGAAACGATTTCATTCTGGAGCACTTCTTATATTCGTGGGGTTACTCTTGACAATTGTATTGTTATTGTTGATGAATTTAGTAACTTGAATTTCCATGAACTTGATTCTATGATCACTCGTGTGGGTCAAGATTGTAAGATTGTTTTCTCTGGTGACATTTCTCAGTCTGATTTAATTAAACAGAATGAGAAGAATGGAGTTCTTGACTTCATGAAAATTCTAGAAACAATGGAAGAGTTCTGCTGTGTAGAATTTGGCATTGAAGATATTGTACGTTCTGGATTAGTTCGTTCATACTTAATTAGTAAAATTAATCTTGGTTTTTAATTATGTTTAACTTTGTCGGGACTCCAGTTCCTTTATTAGAATTGGAGTCCGTGGAAGAAAATGGAAAACGATTCTATCCAGTTCCAAGTGGACAAAAGTATCCATCTGTAACTACAGTAACTTCTATTCGGTCTAAAAAAAGTATCCTTGCATGGAGACAAAACGTTGGTGAGGAAGTTGCAAATAAAATTTCACACCGTGCCTCTAGACGAGGCACGTCTCTTCATGCTATGATAGAAGCATACCTTAAGGGAACCCCTGTTAAAGATGAAGATGAGGAAGTCCTATCGTCGTTTCTTTTCAAAATTTGCAAAGGGTCTCTTAATCGTATTAATAATATACATGCTTTGGAAGCCCCTCTTTACTCTGATTATTTACGTCTTGCTGGTAGGGTTGATTGTATTGCTGAGTTTGATGGCATCCTTAGTGTAATTGATTTTAAATCCTCATCTAAACTAAAAAAAGAATCGTGGATTGAAAATTATTTCGTACAAGAAACAGCATATGCTGCAATGTACTTTGAAAGAACAGGAATTAAAGTCGAACAAATCGTTACTATAATTTCAACAGAAGAAGGTGAGTGTCAAGTCATCATTAAAAATGATCTATCAAAATACTTTAACCTTTTAAAAGAGTATATTCAAGAGTACGAGGAAGAAAACAGTAATGGAATTTGATGACAGGTTTATGACACAAGCAAAGTTTAATGATGAAGTAGAGAAGATTGTTCTCGGTAGTAATGGCATGACAAATTATATTGATGCAGTCATTTCTGTATGCGATCAATATGAGATTGAAATAGATACGGTTTCAAAATTAATTTCAAAACCACTTAAAGATAAACTTAAATACGATGCTCAAAAGTTAAACTTTATCAAAAGAACTACTATGGGAGTTTTGCCGATCGTATGACTGGATTTGATGTTTACAAATTATACTTGTCTGTGAAGTTACATTTCACTTCTGACAAGTATAATTTTTTTCAGTATAATGGTAAGAGTCGAGCATCACAGACATCTTATGATACTAGAAAAGACAAATACTTTTTTGAAAAGTTAGCAAATAAATACAATTACGATACATTAGTTGAATACTTTGTATCTCAATTCGTCACAGAGCAAGATATGTGGCTAGGTGATATAGTTAAACCAAAAGGAGAAAAAAATTATTACAACTGGAGAAAGAAAAAACATGCACTAAAAGACACTTTTGAATTTGAACTAGTGCAATTATTAAAATCAATTCCAACTCCATATCAAGAAAATATCGATAAGTTATTTCAATGTAATACAGGAACTCATCCTTTAATTGTAAAGGCATATTTAAAGAAATCTGTAAGTCTTGAGTCTTTAGTAATTTTGGAAAAAGTTTTTTCTTTTGTTTCACATATTGATAAACACATATCAGATCCATTGTGGAAATCTATAATGAAGAAGATCGAAAATTATTCTCCCTTTCTAGATGTAGATGTATCGGACTACAGAAAAGTTATTAAGGACAAGATTACATGTCAGAGTTTTTAAGGTCAGAAATCGTACAAAAAGAAATGTACGATATGCAAATTTTATATAAAAGATTATCAACTATTGTTGAACATCTTAAGACCTTAGATAAAGAAGAAAAGATTGAGTTTATTGAACAAACTAAAATTTTAATTGAGAAACAAAAAGTATTCTATACTAGAATGACTCTTGCAGCAAAGACTGACGAAGAATTAAAAGAAATTGTCAATAATATGAATCGTTTATCTAAACTGTTCTGTGGGGAACCCATGATGGATGTGCTGAACAACATGACTGATAAGTTAAACTCATACATCCCCACTTGACACTGCCTAAATAGTGTGTTACTCTTAATGAGTGGCAATCAAACGAATCCACACAATACAACAAATACGGAGAATACGAATGTCTTTTTCACAACTCAAGCGCAATTCTGGGTCTGCTTTTGATAAACTGACCAAAGAATTGGAGAAGATTTCTAATCCTGAATCTTCTAGTGGTGCTGATGAGAGGTTTTGGAAACCCGAAATGGATAAGTCGGGTAATGGTTATGCAGTAATTCGGTTCCTTCCAGAACCTGAAGGTGAAGAACTTCCTTGGGCAAAGGTATGGAGTCATGCCTTCCAAGGACCTGGTGGTTGGTATATTGAGAATAGTCTTACCACTCTTGGTAAGAAGGATCCAGTTGGTGAACTCAATCGTCAACTGTGGAACAGTGGTAGTGATGCAGATAAAGAAATTGCACGTAAGCAGAAACGTAAACTGTCTTACTATGCAAACATCTATATTGTAGAAGATCCCCTGCACCCTGAAAATGAGGGTCGTGTGTTCCTCTACAAGTTTGGTAAGAAGATCTTTGACAAACTGATGGAAGCAATGCAACCTCAGTTCAAGGATGAGAAACCTGTCAATCCTTTTGATCTTTGGAAGGGTGCTGACTTCAAACTGAAGATCCGTAAGGTTGAAGGTTACTGGAACTATGATAAGTCTGAGTTTGCTTCTCCTAGCACTCTCGGTAATTTTGATGATGAACAACTGGAAGCAGTTTGGAAGAAGTGCTATTCTCTTTCTGAGTTTGAAGACCCTAAGAACTTTAAGACTTTTGAAGAACTGGAAGCACGTCTTGATATGGTTCTGAATTCATCGAAACCTCCTACTCGTAAGGTTGTCGATGTTGAAACTCAAGAGGATGAAAACTGGGCACCCACTAAAAAGTCTGATTGGGATGAAGAGATTACCTCGTTTAAATCTACTAAGGTTGCTACTGTTGCATCCGTGGATGATGAAGACGATGAAGATAAACTGAGTTGGTTTGCACGTCTTGCGGAGGAAGATTGATGTTTATCGCAACTAGGGAACACGGTGACAGTACCCTGTACTATCAAGATGATGGTCAATGGACACTAGATAGAAGTAGAGCACTTGAGTTTAAAACTTCAGATGATGCTCATATGACTTCTAATTTTCATCAAATGTATGATGTGATTCTAGAGGAAGTATGAAATTCTTATTTGGTTTTCTTGGTGCCCTAACTATTAGTACACCTGCATTTGCCTATAATGTTGAGTACATACCTGGCACTATTCCTGGATGCGATAGAATTAATGGAGTCTATGTCTGTCAAGATGGATATGGGAACCGATGGATTCCCTTGCCAAAGACGAGAAGGTATCGGTACTATCGAGAACCTGCATTTGATTGCGGTGCATCGGCTCTTACAATTCTAGGTGTTCCTATTATCGGGACAGTGAATGTATGTCAGTGACACCTAAGGAAGAGTGGAGTTACATCTGGATGTGTTTTAAGGAGACCCTCAAAATAATTTTGAGTAGACCCCAAAACCAAAATCGACCTTAAATTCCCAGATAGGGCAGAAAAATTCCCCAGGTAAAAATCGTACCTGGGGTTTTTTGTAAGTAATTTTACCTATTTCTTCCACCAATGTAGTATTCGGAAATACTTGATTTTGTTAGTGGTGCTCCATCATCTGTTTCGACATCATCATCATATTCTACTAACTTATCAAACTCTGAGATAAACTGACCTAGATAAGTTTTCTTTAATAAGTATAATTCTTTTTTCTTTTCGTTCTCTGCAATTAAATGTTCATATAAAGTGACTGGATGACGAATCGATAACCCACTCATTACTATTTGAGTTTCTGGATTTTTATAAGTGAAGTTGTCATTTACAATTAAACCCTCTTCTAAGACAGTAATACCATTGGAGAGTTGAATTTTATTCGTCTCGTAGTGGTGTATTTCATTTCTGACATCAATATCTGGATAATGTCTTTGAATATAGTCCCACATTTCATTGTTTGTTAATGGCCATTGATCATATACATTTGTAATGTTATTGCATAGTAAAATAATCCAATCATATGCTGGGTCACCATAATACTGATATGAAATAGTTTCTGGTCTATCTCCTTCTTCAATAAGGATTGGAGTAAAGAGTAGGAATTCTTTTTGTAGGTTATTTGCAAGAGTTACATTTCTGAATATATTTTTTACTTTTACATATGGGTGCTTATTACCTTCGGATGGACCCATACGGACCCATACATCTGGTAAATGACTAAAGTAAAATTTATCATTATTTGCCATTTATCTTCCTCCTAGTTGTGCTTTCTTAGCACCACCAAAACTTGCCTTGGTTAACATTGCAGTTTCTCTAAATTGTAGGTCTAGTTGGTAAGAAAGAACACCTCTGTCCTGCTTACTATCTCCATCTGTACCTTTTAGTGGTTGATAACTTCCATCAGGAGTATAGTTGATACTCATATTTTCTAACACACAGTATGTTGGGAATGAAACTAGTGTAGAAATTTGTCTAGTTGATTTTTCTGATGGATTATCACTTGGTTGAACTCTAATTAATTCTAATTTGAAGAAATCTGGAATTAATAACCAACGTTCAGAACTAATATTTGGATCTTTATAATTAAATTTTGCAGATGCTGGTGTTGCACCAGCAGAAGACTGATTCTGTGTTCCTTGTGCATTCTGTGCTGCAGCAGTCGTCTCATTAAACTCATCAGCACCTGCACCTGCAATACCTGGATGCATTGCAAATTTCAATGAATGTAAAATATTTCGGATCATAGCAATGTCACTTTCTGTATTGACTGTCAGTTTGAAAGAGAATGAATGTGATCTAAAATCTGTACCTTGATAGGTCAATTCTTTATATGGGTTTAGGATTGCACCTTTGGTCAATTGAGATATAGTATTTGCATTTACTTGACCTCCAACCCCAGCAATATTTGCAACTGCACTAACTGCAGATGCCATTGCTGCTAGACCTGCTTCGGGTTTTAGTCCATTTGCTGCATCTTTTAGTTGTGCTGCCATGGATGCTGTATCACCTCTTTGATTTAACATTCCAATTGCTGCAGCACCGAGCATTCCAATAGAATCTACGTTGTATCCTTGTTGGAATGTTTCTGACAGTTGATGTGGCATGTATAAGAAGATTATATCACCAATAGCATCTTTTACTTTTTCTCCTGCAATAAAACTTCCACCAACACCTCCACCACTATTTCTCCCTACATAGTTAGAGTAAGATGCTGATTCTGATTTAATAACTGTTATTTTTAGATAGTCGTGAGATTCATTGAAGATAGCAGTTTTTTCTATCTTGTTTTCAGCATTTTTAAACGATATATCATTTATGTCTGGATAATAGAATACATTCATTGTTATGTCTTATACAGGAAAATATTTGCCATCATATCCCAAAAAATATAAAGGTGACATCACTAACATTATTTATAGGAGTTTATGGGAACGTAAATTCATGGTTTATTGTGATTTGAACGAACATGTACTTGAATGGGCATCTGAAGAAATCATAATCCCATATCGTTCTCCTGTTGATGGAAAAGTGCATCGTTATTATCCTGACTTTTACGTTAAGGTTAAAAATAATTCTGGCATAAAAGTTTATATTGTTGAGATCAAACCCAAAAAACAGACTTTAGAACCAAAACCACCTAAGAGAAAAACAAAACAGTATATTAATGAAGTCTTTCAATACACTAGAAATCAAGCAAAGTGGAAAGCAGCTCGTGAATGGTGTGCAGATAGAAATTATGAATTTAAAGTTTTAACAGAAGTAGAACTAAAGATATGACACTCTACGAACAAATCAAAAAAGAAATGAAAGGGTTCGGTAAGTCGAATGATTGGTACAGAGATTGGTTATTTTCAAAAGTTAGTGGTCATTACACCACTGAACCAAAACCAGGGCAAATGTTATTCTTCTCTTATCAAGCATTTACTGCAGATCGATTAAAATGGTATGACAAGTATCCACTAGTCATGGTAAGTGAAACAACTGAACAGCATTTCATAGGTGGAAACTTACATTATGTTTCTCCTATTTTAAGAAGATCTATAGGAAAACATTTTCAAAATGGTGGTATGGAATATCCTATTAAGATGCATCATAAATACTTACGGATTTATGTAAATTCTCCACTATTTGTTATTGATGAATCTGAGTGGGCAGACATTGGATTAATACCAGTTGAGCATTTTGTTAAAGTTGAAAATGGGAGAACGGTAAAGGTGTCATCCTCTCAAGTTTGGAACGATTAAATGGCATATAACAAATTTGATGAATTTGTATCTTATGTTGCTGGAGATAGAAAATGGAATCCAGCAACAAGTAACTTATATGGAATTGATTTAAACATTCCAAATAGTACTATATTGGATAAAGTCGGTACTAATGCAAAAGACTTAAATCGATCCATAAATTTATTGGCAATGGAAGTTACTATTCCAAGTAGACAGCTGACAACGATTGAATCTAGGTCTTTTGGTACTATGATGCGTTATGTCAGTGGAACAAGTTTTTCAGAGATCACCATTAGTTTCTTAATGACAAAAGATTTATGGGTAAGAGTCTTTTTTGAGAGATGGATGAATTATACAACAGATGATGCCTCTTCATTTGTTATGATTCCTTCAGGATATAAGGGTACTATTAGAGTTTCTAAATGGGAAACTGGATCTAATGTAGTATTGAGAAAGAAGGATGATCAAGGACGAGTGATTGGTTCTACTCGTCTTAAGACAAATACTGGAAACTGGATTATTGAAGGTGCATTTCCATTTAATATCAGCACCATGACTTTAAATAACGAAGAAACCAATCTATTAAAGTGTGATGTTTCTTTTTATTATGATCGTTATAGAATGGATAATACAGGTGGGGGTGGAGTAGATGGTCTTTCTGGTGGAGATAAATTCCTTGATGATAATAATTCATTGAGCACATATTTAAGTAGTATTAATAGTGTTCTTTCAAATACTGCTGTTGGAACTGGTACTGTCAGTTATGAGTGATAAATAATTTTAATGAAATGTATTTGGAGTAATTATGCCTTTACCTAAATTATCTGTTCCTGAATATGAATTGGAACTACCTTCAACAGGAGAAAAAGTTAAGTATAGACCATTCCTAGTTCGTGAAGAGAAAATTTTATTCATGGCAATGGAATCTCAGGATGAAAAGGAAATGGTTTCTTCTGTGAAGAATATTATCAAAAACTGTACTAATCTTAAGAGAAAAGTTGAAGAACTAGCAACATTTGAAATTGAATACCTCTTTCTTAAGATTCGTGCAAAGTCTGTGGGTGAGACTTCAACATTCATGATTACATGCCCTGATGATGGTGAAACTCAAGTGGAAGTGAAGGTAGATCTTGATGATGTTGAATTGGAAATGAATGATAATCACAGCAGAAAAATTCTGCTAGATGATAATGTAGGTGTCTTGATGAGGTATCCTTCTCTGGATACATTTGTTAAACTAAACTTAACCAATGAAGAAGAACCTTCAATGGATAATATGTTTGAACTTGCTGCATCTTCTATCGATCAAATTTTTGATGGTGAAGAAGTTTGGGAATGCAAGTCAACACCTAAAAAAGAAATCATGGAATTTCTTGAGAGTATGAATAGTGAGCAATTCCAGAAGATTCAATCTTTCTTTGAGACTATGCCAAAACTTAAAAAAGTTTTGGCAGTTAAGAATCCCAAAACAGGAGTTGAGAGTGAGGTTGTACTTGAGGGTCTAGCAGCTTTTTTCGCATAGCCCTGTTGCATGATAGTTTGGGTAATTATTACAAGACTAATTTTGCCCTCATGCAACATCATAAGTACAGTCTTACAGAACTAGAAGATATGATACCTTGGGAAAGAGACATCTATGTAAGGATGTTGATGAAGTGGTTGAAAGAAGAAGAACAAAGGCAACGTTCTCAACAAGCACAAGGTAGAATTTCACTCTAATGGCAGAAGTAAAAGTAAGACCATATTTAACTATTCGTCCCACTCCCATCAAAACTGGGGGTGGGATGTCTGCGTATTACTTTGCTACTGTAAAAGGTATCAATAGAATGGGTGGAGTGGTTGAATCTATAGGTAAACACTTAGAAACAACCAATAAGTTATTCACATTCAGAAATGAATTTCTTATTCAAAGTCAAGCACAGCGTATCAAACTAGAGCAGAAAGGTATCAAGCTTGATGAACTAGAAGAGAAGAAAGCAGAAGATAAAAATAGAAAATGGTGGAGAAAATTCTTAGATAAGAAATCAGAAGAGGAATCGGAGAAGCAAACAAAGAAACCAGGAAGTGCTATAGATGCAACTTCAAAGGTAGTTAAAAAAGCAATATCTCCATTAAAGAAATTCTTTCAGCAATTTGCATCATTATTTGAAGCATTTATTAGATTAACCGTTGTCCCTGCTGTATTGGGATGGATTGCTGGTGCGGATAATGATAAGTTAGCACGATTTATAGGTAACATATTAAAGGTATTCAATTTTGTACGAAAACTAGTTGGATTTGGTATTGGTACATTATTGGATGGTTTAACAAATTTATTTGGTGGATTTGATAAACTTAAAAGTGGAAACCTATTAGGTGGTCTACAAGGACTACTGGGTGTTGGACAGTTATTAGCAGGTGTTGCTCTGGTTAAAGGGGCACAGTATATTATGATGCCATGGAAACTAATTGGAGATGTTTCCTGGGTTATGAAATTATTCACTGATATGGGTAAAGCCGTAGGTGAAACAGAAGGTGCTGCAAAAAATAAAGACATTGTTGGATATGTAGATAAGAACGGTAATACAATTTCTAAAGAAGATTTTGAAAGAGCAAAGAAATCTGCAGCACGAAATGATGCAAAACGTTCTAAAAAACAAGGAAAGGGATGGTCATATAGTGGTGGTCAAGATGCAATAGGTGATAGATATAGAGCACAATATGGAAGAAGAAAGAAGAATTTCTTACAGAGAGGTGCTCAGAGAACTCGTATCGGATTCAATCGTGCCACTCGTGGAGTTCGTGGACAGTTCAAAGCAGCAGGAAACTGGATGCAAGCAAACCCAGCAAAGGGGAATGCTATCTTTTCTGTTGTTGGTGGACTGGTACGTGCTGGTGGTGGTTTAATGGGTGGTGAGAATGCTGGCCAGGCAGTTGGAGCAGGTCTAGGACAGGCAACAGGGGGTATTGCTGGTTTTGCCCTGGGCAATATGTTACTTCCTGGTGTAGGAGGTATCATTGGATCTATGCTTGGTTCATTCCTAGGTGAATGGGTTGGTACTAAACTCGGTCCAATCATTGATCCAATCATGAAACCGATTGGTAATGCATTTAAACTAGGATTTGATATTATTGGAATGGGAATTAGTCCCATCATCAATACATTTGGTGAATTTTTTGGTGCATTAATTGATGGAATAGGAGCAATATTTCAGTTATGTGGATGGTTAGCAAAGGCAGGAGCAGAGGTTCTTAATTTTGCATGGCAGAACTCCATCTATAAAAAAGCAATTGATGGAATGATTTGGGTATGGCAAAATAAAGACAATATAGGTCAAGCAGTTAAAGAAGCATTACTGCAAGGTGCTAAAGGCACACTAGATGCTGTTACCTTTAATGTATTTGATTTTGATAAGCAGAATAAGAGATTTGCTGGTGGTAAAGTACCTCTGATGGCAGCAGGGGGAATGTTGAAAACTGATAGTCCTGAAGTCATGGGACTAAAGGTTGCTGGATCTGCACTGATCTCTACTGTTGAAGCAACTCTTAAGAACTTTGGTCTGGTTGGTGAATTCACCAGGATGGCAATGGCATCCGATCTAAGCAGATTGAAGGGTGCTTTTGGTGCTGGTCCTGCAATTGGATTTGGTGGAGGTAAAATTGCTTCACAAGTTAGAAAACCAACAGATCTAGGTCGGGCACCAGGAGAAACAGGTGGAGATGGTGCTTTAGTTTCTATTGTTGGTACAAAGGAAGTAAGATTCTTAACAGCACAACCTGATAAATTTACTCCAATGAATGATGGGAGTATCAGGGGTTTACTTGCTGATCTCTATAATGGATTAGTTAGTTTGAAAGTCATTGGTGGTGATGTTGTCCCTGGTCCTAATGGAACAACTCCTGGGCAAGCAGATGCGGCATTGACTGCGGCAGACTTAAAGGCAATTCAAGCATCATCTGCCGATAAGAGAGCAGCCGCACACTTATCAACTTTGGAAGCATCTGCACCTCAACATGTTGCTGACGTTTATCAAGTTATTCTGAATAGAGCAGCAAAGCAATCAGGTGGTATTCCAGCAGTTATTACTGCAAGGGAACAGTTTTCACCTTATTCTGCTGCGATTTATGGGTCTAGTGCAGATGGTGCTGCAGCAAAGAAATATGGTGGTTTAGGAGTAACCAAAAAAGAATTATTTGACTTGGCAGGAAAACCAGATGGTATACAACAATTAACAAAACGTTTTGGTGCAGGAAATCCATCAATTGCTGCTAAAGTATTAGCAGATTTTGAGGCTAATGGTCCAATGTCTCAAAATGCTAAGAAATTTGTAGGTGGTGCTCAATATTTTATGGGTTATAAGGTTACTTCTGCAGATAGAAGGAGACCTGATGGTGGAAACTTCTTTAGAGATAAGTATGCAGTTGGTGGAATAGTACCATTTATGGATGGTGGTGGGGAAGTTGATCCTAGAACTGGAGAACCAACTAGTGATAGAATGAGGAGAAGGAAAAAATATGCTGAGCAATTTAAAAAGTTTGCTGCGGGTGGAGAATTAACTAAGTTAGATTTTACTAAAGGTGCTAAAGCTGCAACTGCTGCAAGAGGAAGATGTACTGAAGGTGTTATTTTAACTGCAGAAAAAAATAAAGCAAACATTGGTGCCCCTGATGTATACACTAGTAGAGACCCAAATAATCCAAGAGGATTGATGTCTCAAGCAGTTGGTAGATTCGGATGGGGATCTATACCTGGTCTTGGAAGAGCAAGACCAATTAAATCTCCATATGGAAATGTTACTGTAAATTCTATGTCATGGAGTGAATGGCAAAAGGCAGTTAAAGGTGGAAAAATACCTAGTGGTGCCTTAGTGTTTAGTACAGAAAGGGGATGGGATTGGTCTGGAGGATCTAGTGGAAACGACTCTGCAATTGCACAATATGGTGGTAAAAAACTATGGAGTGGCCACTGGCAGTATGAATATAATGGTGTGGGTGGTGTATATGGATCAGCAACTAAAGAAGTTGTTGCATTAACACATCCAGGTGGAAATATGGCTGGATGGGACGGTTCTTCTCCTGCGGGAGCAGATGGAACTTCCCCAACTACTACAACAGTTACTGCTAAGACTTCATTACTTGGTGGTGGAGGAGGGCAGCAGGAAGATGTTGGTACGATGCTTGAAAAAGCATTCAAAGCATTTAGAGAAGGTTTCAGTGAACCATCTGTTGCAGTAACTCCCGTAGAATCTGGAACTCCATCAAAAGTTCAACCTCAACCATCACCAGATAGAACTAAAGTACAAAAAACAGTTCAGCAGGGATCAGAAGAATATACATCAAGAGAAGCAACAAAACCTAAAGGTGGAGTTGCTGTAGCAACTATTCCTATTCCTGTTGCTAGCCAATCCGCACAACCTCAACAAAGAATTGTTGTGAATAGTGCTGGTCCAACTGCGATGGTGTCACCATAAATAACAAGGGGAGTATATAAGAAATGGCAGAACCAATTCAAAGACCACCTAAACCAAAACTTTATAAGTTCGTTACTGTACCAAGAGTAGCAGCAACTGGTGGTGCAACAATAAGAGTTGGGGGTTCAACTATCGCTGGAGGTGCTGGTAATTCTGGTGCATCTGTAATCAAGGCAATGAATAGTCTTGGTGCTACGATTAACAGTATTGCAATTATTACCGAATCTATTGCCAAACAAACATCAAGAACCATTGCTACTGAGATTAGGCAGCAAAGTGAGTTAGTAAGAAGGCAAGAAAAATTAAGAAAAGAGAAGATAAAAAGAGACAGAGAAAAAGAAGATACTAAAAGAAAAAAAGCACAAAGAGATAAAGATGCGGATGCAGAAAAGAAGTCAGAAGGATTAGGTAAATTCTTTAAGACTTTTACTAAAATGACAACTGCCGCAGCAGGTAGTTTCTTTGCAGGGATTGCTCAATTATTTGAAGCAATCTTCAGGGGTTTAGTAGTTTATTCTGTATTAGATTGGTTATCAAAACCTGGAAATATTGGCAAGTTACAGGTTCTAATCAAAGGTTTTATTGGAATATTCAGAGTATTCAAACGTCTGATTGATTTTGGTGTCTCCAGTATGCTGGAGGGATTAGTTAAGATAATAGACAATCCAATATCCTTTAAAGGATTATTCGGATTAGTTCAGTTTATGGTGGGATCTGCTGTCTTATTCAAGGCACTATCCTGGATTAAAAACCCTGCTAAACTAGCAGAAGATTTATTTAGTGTAATGAAATTCCTTGCAAAAGGAATTATAAACTTGAAGAAAGGTGTTGGTATATACGGTAAGATTAAAAAGTTTGCTGGCACCAGAGCAGGGAAGTTTGCTATTGCTGGTGGTGTTGGTGTTGGTGCTGGAGTGGGTTCTGCTCTGCTTGGAGGAACCGTTGAGGAAGCAGTTGGAACTGGCATTGGAGCAGGTGCAGGAGCAATTGCTGGAGAGGCACTAGGGACTAAACTCGGGGGTGGTGTTGGAGGTGAGGTAGGTAGAGCAGCAGGCACTTTAGTTGGTGGTCTACTTGGTGGACAGGTAGGAAAAGCACTCAAACCAGTTACTGATGCTATTGGTAGATTTTTCAAATTAGTTGGTGATATTTTAAAACCAGCAATTGACTTTGTTGCCAACATTGGAAAAGAGTTTTTCAGTGCTGTTGGTGATTTAATTCAAGCAGTTGTTAGTTTTATTGAACCACACAAAGAAACTTTAGGTGCAATTGCAAAAGTATCTCTTGTTGTTGCATTTGGACCACTGATTGCGTTAATGAAAGCAATCACTTGGGTCATTCGTTTATTTGTTCCCAAAGGAAAAGATACTGAAAATGGTTCTGCGGCTGCACCTAAGAGATCTTTTGGTGGGAAGGTTGTAGTTCCACAAATGGCAGTTGGTGGACCTTTAGTTGGACCTACAACAGATTTTGTTGATCCCATTACATCTAGATTGAAGCAGGCATTACAAGATGCAATGCTACTACCATTCAGAGCAGTTGGTACAGGTTTAGTCAGTGCATTTGGATTGATTGGTAGTATTTTTGGTGCATTTCTACCTGGTCCAATGCAAGCATTCTTAGGTGGAGTATTGGCACCTATTGCAAGTGTATTTGGTGTACCCAACTCAGTATTCAGGAGAATTACTGGTATTGCAATGAAGGGGGTTAGTGGTGTTGCTGGTGCAGTTGCTGAAGGTGCTGGTGGTTTATTAGAAAAGTTAATGGGTGGTGACAATGAAACTAGTGTTACAGGAATTCTTAAAAAGATTCTTGGAGCAATGGTTAAATTGCATGAGCAGAACAATGGAACACCACCAGGAAAAGCAATTGGTGGTGTAGTTCCTCAGGCAGCACGTGGAGGATGGATTTCTGGTCCTATGTCTGGTTATCCAGTTTCATTAGATGGTGGACGATCAACAGCATTTATTGGGCATGGGACAGAGTGGGTAGGATTTAAGAATCGTGCAGCAGGTGGTGGAGCAGGATCTGCATTTGTTGTTCCATTCCATACACCAGCAACAGTTAGAACACCAAGTCTAACAAGTATGAGAATGAATCAGGCACGTGCTGGTGGTTATGCCATGCCAAGGTCTGTTGGTGGAATAGTTCCAAAGAAAGTAAATCTTCCACTATTTGCTGAGGGTGGAAAGTTTGATCCTTATGAATATGATAAAGGTATGAAATCTTCATACCACATCACTAATCCTGGAAATAGTGGTAAAACATTTGTTGTTGGATATACAGTAAATGATGCGGAAGTTACTATCAAACAAGTTAATAAACTAGTAGAAAAGGGTAATTTGGTTTCACCAGATAAATTAACTGGAGTTAAACCAGGATCTGATGAATGGAAAACGGTAATGGGATCTGCCGAGACTGTGAAGTATTTCAAAAATCATGCAGTTCCTGCAATAAAAGCAAGCAAACTAAAAATTAAAGTAGATCCAAAAGCAGACATATATTATGGTTACAAGCAGGCATATAATACAACGTATGATAAATGGAAGTCTCAAGGTGCAGATGAACAAACTGCAAGAAATTATGCAAATGCAGCAGCTCGTGAATTTGCCATTGCTAAGAATGGTGCTTCTAGATTACCTGGAACAAAGGGTGGTTTAGATGCAAAATTAGCAGATGTTCAAGTTGCTGGTAGTACAGCAGCAGAAACAACTTCACCTGCAGCAAGCACTACAGCAACAGAAACAGATATTGGTTCACAACTTGCAAAAGCATTTAGTGACTATAGATCTGCTTTTGGTATGAATGAAACCTCAGGTGATAGTATAGATAAACAGTCAGGTAAAACCAAGGACGCACAGGAGGAAGCAACTAAAGCACGATTACAGGAAGAGTCATCTAAGATTTCTGCTGCTGCTTCACAATTGGCAACGAGTAGTTCTAAGACGCAAAAACCACCAACTGCACCACCAACGGTAGTAAATCCATCTGGAAATGGTGCAAAACCAACTGCAGATATCAATCCTTTCTTAAGATCTAAGTTTGGACTAATTGCACAAACTGCATTCGACCCATCATTAACTCTATTCTAAAATGTTACAGTCACAAGGTTATAGTTTATCTGACATCGATTGTACTCTAAGTGATGAGAAAACCATCATCAATATTAAGGGTATAGTTTCGGAATTTAGTATTTTTGAAAGTGTAGATTCTCCTGCAGTTAGGGCAGAATTTCTAATCACTGACGTAAATGATTTTGTAAGTGCTTTAAGAGGATACGAACAAATCACCCTAAAGTTAAAGACAGACTCTGCTGACGAAACATATGAGTTGAAACATAGGATTTATAAAATTGGATCTAACATCAAAACGGAAAGAACTCAACAGTACATTATTCATACTGTAAGTGAAGCAGCAATTATAAATGAAAAGGTAAAAGTATTCAAAACATTTAAAGGACCAGTTAAGAATACAGTACAGAAAGTTTTAAAAGAAAATTTAGGTATAAGTAAAAAGATTGTAGTAGAAGATACCCTAGGAACTTTTCCATTCATTTCTCCAAGTTGGAGACCATATGATCTTATTTCTTATTTAACAGATAAGACTATCCGTGGAGCATCAAAGTCATCCAATATCAATCAACAACAGAGTGCATTTTTATTCTTTGAGAATAGAGATGCTGTGTATTTTTATAGCATTGATGGACTTATTGAAAAGGCAGCACGTGGAGTATCTAAATATGCATCTAAAAGTGGTACTACATCTCCTGTAAAGGTCTTTACATATAAGCAGAAGAATGTAGGTATTACAGAAAATGGGTACTATAGTATTGAGAATATTACATATCCAGACAAGTATGACATTATAACACAACTGAGATCGGGTACTCTAGGAACATCTTTACTTGGTGTTGATCCGCAATCAATTAACGAATCATATTTACCAAAATCATCAAAAACTTCAGACACAGATACTGCAAATCCAAAAGGTCCAGGTGGAGGTAATTATCAAGTTGTGGACATGACTGCTGCTACATCTTGGCAATCTAGATTTTCACATCTACCAAATTCAGAGAATCCTTTTACAAAAATTGGAGGTAGTTATGGACATGGTGAAAGAAAGAGATTGAAGTTTTTCAATTCATATGGTTGGGACTCTTCATCTGGTGGAGATATTACAGGAACTTTACAAGCATCTAACACTGCACCAAAGGGATCTCCACTAGCAACAGGAACTACCAACAAAGGTGGTAGTGGAAATGTAACTCAGCAAATTGCAGTTGCTGCACTCTACTCATTAATGCGTTATCAAGCACTGAATTATATCAAACTAAATATAGTTGTACCTGGTAACACAGGTGTGGCTGCTGGTGATGTAATTGAAGTGGTGATCCCTAGTTCTAGAGAAACCGCAAAGAATCTACCAAAAGAATCTACTTATAGTGGAACATATATGGTTTTAGGAGTAGTGCATATTTGGAGACCAGAAGGAGTATCTACTCATTTACAAATCGGAAGAGATAGTATTTCTAAGAAGTAAACAAAATGGAAAACATTCAACAACATATTCAAAGAGATAGGCAGATCTTAGATGATCCTCAGACATCTCCACAAGCACGTAGGCATACTGAACAGGAACTTCAGTCACTTGAAAGATATGCAGAGAGGCATCCAAACTCTGATCATAACCCAACTGCATTAGAACTTTATTGTGATGAGAATCCTGATGCTGCAGAATGCAGAAAATATGACGTGTAGTTGACAGGCATATATAATACCAGTATAATGAACCATGTGAGAGGTTCAGAGATTACCTCTTGACAATTTAAAGAGTACTTGCTACAATATCAAGTATTGGGAGATTAACTCAGCGGTAGAGTGGCTGCCTTACAAGCAGTAAGTCGTTGGTTCGAGTCCGACATTTCCCACTTGATAGTAGCAATTTTTATTATGAGAAAGTGTCTACTATCGTTGTGCCCAGGAGATTCCCCTCTGAGAAGAGGGATGTGCGGTTTCTCTATTGGGATGTAGAGTTCAATCAAATTTAATGCTAAAACTTTTTTCAATTCTTGCCATTGCCACTGTAGGATTGGCACCCCTTCAAGCAAAGGCTGCGAGTGGTTGTACCCTCGCATCACATTATGGAGTCGGTGATGGTTATCATGGCCAAACCACCGCAAATGGTGAAAGGTATAACGCATATGGTAAATCTGTGGCACACAGATGGTTTCCTTTTGGAACTAGATTGCGAGTGACCAATCAACAAAATGGTAAATCGGTAATAGTGCGAGTGAATGATCGTGGACCTTATGTGGGTGATAGAGATCTTGATCTGTCGTATGGTGCATTCTCCACAATAGCCCATCCAGGGCAAGGTGTAGCTAGAGTCTGTTACAGTAGGGTCTAATATTTTGGGAGGGTGACCTCCCTTTTTTTGTATAAATATTCTTGAAAAGAACGAGTGTAATATTGTAATGGCAATTATTAATACACCAGGGAAACTTGACTTTGCTGGAAGAGATGGATTTACATGGTGGATCGGTGAAGTAGAGAAAATTGACCTAGAAAAGCACAGATGTAAAGTCAGAGTCCTTGGGTGGTATACTGGAAATCGTGCTAGAAAAACTGCAGATGCAAAAGAAGGAGAATCTGGAGATAAGTTTGAGCAGTCATACTTACAAGATGTTCCTACAGAAGATCTGCCATGGGCATATGTTCTCCTACCTAATGACCAGGAAGGAATTAAAGATGCTGGAACTGCAGTAAGACTTCAGGTAGGTGCTGTTGTTTTAGGTTTCTTTGCAGATGGTGATGAAGCACAGGTTCCTATTGTCATGGGTAACCTTAAAGGATATAAACTAAATCCTAATACTGCAATTGCAGATCCTAAAGAACAAATTGAACACCAGGCACAAACACAGGGTCAATCAATTAGTAATCCTGGGAATACCTCTGATGTTACTGGTAATGATCAAACAATTGCTGATCAGTCATCTGCAGCACCTGGAGCAGGAGCAGGTGCTCAAGAAGCACGTGGAGTGCCATCTGTATTAACACCAGCACTAGCAGGTTCTCCTGGTGGAGCAATTACAAATCCACCTGCTATTCCTAATGAACCAATTCCTACAGCAGATGGAATTATGGGTCCTGCTGGAAAGGGTCTAGAACAAGATCTAAAGAGGATGCTAATTGAAATTGGACAGTCCTTTTCCTCTGTAGTAAAAAATGAGAAGGGAGAATTTGTCTCTGTTGTTACTGGTAAACTCGTAAAGTTAAATCACCTTCTCGATAATGTTAGGGCATTTATCAGTAGAGCAATTACTGGTATTATGTCTTGGCTGAAAGAAGTTCTAGCAAAAGTTATTCAAACTATTATTGATAGGATTGTAAGTATTATTTCCAATTTTATCCCACTTGGTGTTACTATTGCAATTCTTGAACTGATCAAGTTTATTCTTGAGTTATTCTGTAACTTTGAAGCAGCATATATTTTGGGTTATATACGAGCCGCATTAGGGGATCTGAATGGATTCTTGACTAGTATAACAAATAATATATTAGATAAAGTTCTTGCCCCAGCATTTGCTTTTGCTGCAAAAGTAGAGCAGACTGTAAACACAATTATCTCTAGAATTCAGCAAGGATTGAACCAAGCAATTGCGATTGGTCAAACGATCATTGCAGTTATCAATACTGTTAAGGGTGTGGCAAAAGTTACAGGTAAGTTTAGTGAGATTTTCAGAGTTGACTTTACAAAACTAGATTGGAAATCAATTATCAATATTATTAAACTACTTCTCGGTCTATTCATTAAAAAAGATTGTGGAAGAACTTCAAAGGAGGCAGTTCCAAAACAGTGGTTACCTCTACTTGGAACCACAGAGTGTGAAAATATTGCAGATGCTCTGAAGAGTGACTTTAATTTGCCGTTGAAATATGCAGATAAATCTAGAAATAAGAAAATTGATGTTGGTAAAACACTAAGTAATTTCTCAGCAAATTATTGGAATGGGATGGATCCTAATTTAATGAAGATCTCTTCTCACTTAAATGGTGCTTGGGAGTTACATGACTCCACAAAGGGAAAAGTTAAGAAGGTTGTTTCTGGTCCTGGAGCAGTCACTACGTTTGAGGATGAGAAGGGTAATGTTCATAAGAATGTACCAAGAAATGACACTCGTATTATTGGTAAGGACTCATGTGAACTTGTTAAGGGTCATAAAGTTCTCACTATTGAGGGTGACTTAACTCTAAAAGTTATGGGTAACTTCAACTTAGAAGTTGGTGGAACGGTTAACAAGCATGTTTCTGCTGGTATGGATGTTGCCAAAGGTGATACAAAACAACCAAAACTCGTATCTACTGAAGCATCAGATAAGAACGTTTCTCAGCAAGGTGACATTACTTTACAAGCACCTAATATCAAATTTACTGCCATTTCAAATATTAATCTTAAGGCATCCAGCATTAAGAATGAGTGTGTCTCTATGACTAACTCCGTTGATGGTGAATGTCTAGATGAGTTTGGTATGCATACAACGTTTGTTAATTCACTACAAACAACTATTATTGCATTATTGAATCCTCTAGCACCTATTACGGGTAGAGTAACTTATATGCAAGGTGCAGACATGACTATCATTCAGGAAAAACTAATTGGTATTCCTGGTGTGCCTCCTGTTAAGTTTGATGTTACGATTGGTATCAAACAACCAACAGGATTCATTCGTCTTGCAACTGGTGCTACAAACGCATCGAGCTTAGATCTAATGCAAGGTGCAACTGCCGCAGCAGGAAGATTTGTTCAAGGTGGATCTGGTCTTATTTGTGATGCAAACAATTCTGGGGGTGGTGCTTCCATCTACCACAATGCTGTTGGTATTTTTGCTGCAGGATGCCTGGTCGGTCCTGCCCAGTTTTACGGTTTGCCAATTTTCCTGAACTGACCCCTTGACAGGGGGGTGCTCCCCCTGCTAGACTGTACACGTACCCAAGAGGACCACATGGAAGTTAATTCAAATTCCACCCTCCATCACGTTGTAATTAATTTCCGTGAAAGAAAGATTGAACTGCACGGAGATGATGGAGAAATTAAAGTAGAGAATTGTTCATGGGATGAAAAAGGTTGCGAACACTTTGAAAACATGGTAAAATTCTGTCAAGACACACTTCCCCCTGAGATGAGGATTTACGAACTATGATGATGACTGCTATTACTCCCGAAGAACTAGCAACTAATCTTGAATTTATTTTGGATCTTGTTCAAAGAGGACATACATTCAAAGTAATTCAAGAAGGTCATAAGTCTGTACTGTTAACAAGTATTAATAATCCTGTTATTCCTGAGGTGGATCCAATTCCTTTAAATGCACCCCCTCCAGGAATGGACTTAGTTCCAGAGACTGAGATACGCAACTACGTTCACGAATCACTTGCAGAAATGCAACAAAAATTGTAGAATGTAGGGGACTGTTGCTTATCGGTTAAAGCCCACACCTTATAAGTGTGTGAACCGAGTTCAACTCTCGGCAGTCCTACCAAATATGGGACGGTGGTGGAAGTGGTAGACACACCAGACTTAAAATCTGTCGGGCATTGCCCATGGGGGTTCAAGTCCCCCTCGTCCTATTACACATATATAATGTGTAAATGCCTCCGTAGCTCAGCTGGATAGAGCAACGGTTTTGTAAACCGTAGGTCGTCGGTTCAAGTCCGACCGTGGGCTTTTTACTGTTCTACAACTTGTATAAATAAAACTGTATGAACAGAAGGTAATAGTACGTGGCAGTTAAAAGAATTTCACAACTTGCTACTATCTCTGATGGAGGATTGACAGGAGAAGCAATTCTTCCTGTGGTTGTCTCTGACCCACTTTTACCAAATAGAAAAGCAAAAGTTAGTCAATTATTCCGTGGAATTTCTGGAGGAACTAAAAGTGCTCCAGGTCTAGCTTTTGACCTTGATCGTGACACTGGTTTATATCAACTTCAATATAATGAACTAGGTCTATCATTTGGTTTATCGTCTCTCTATCATAGAAGTATTTCAAATAGTGATGGATCTAGAACAATTACAGTTGCTGCTGGAAACACAGAAGCAACAAATGTAAATATTCAGTACCAACCACAAGGTGCTGGATTTTTTACTGTAAATGGTGTTACTAGACTCACAGATGCTAACTTCTTTCTAGTTGATGATACTGATCAGAACAAGAGAGCACAATTCCAGGTTTCTAATATTTCAACTGGTGGTGGTATTAAAACTTTTATTCTTCCTTCAGTTGGATCTCAGACTGGAACTACTTTAGTTGGTACTGATACATCACAAACTTTAACCAATAAATCAATGGTTATTGTTGATAGTAACTTACAAATTATTGGTTCTGGTGCTGCAACAAAAATTGCTAGATTTGAAGTTGATAGTTGGGATGCAGTTGGCACGAAAACTTATAAACTTCCAGACTTGGGAATTAGTGTAATTGAATCTGTTCTTGTTGATGATAGAAGTGTACAGTATATTTCAAATAAGTTTTTGGTTAATCCATTAATCAGTGATACACCTTCTATCGATCCATTAAATCCAACACCATACGTAAGTTTAGATCCTTCTGAATTAACTGCAAACAGAGTTGCAGTTTTCCCTGATCAGAATATTACATTTGTTGGTGAAGATTCTAACCAAGTTTTAACTAACAAAATTTATAGAGGAGCAGTTTTTGCTGATAGCACTACTTTAAGTAAAAGAGTATCGTTTGATCTTTCAAATTATTTACCTTTACAAAATGCTATTGCTGGTTTTCCTTCATCAAACCTAAATACTCAAACAACAGAAGTTAATTATTTTGTTTGGGAAAGAGCTACTCAAAATTTATATAATAAAACAGCAGTTGGATTGACAATTGCTAATCCTTCATCACCTGCATCTAGACAGGTTGTTATTGATACGAGTAATTTAACTGCAATTAGAACTATTCAATTCCCAGATGCGGACGCAACATTACTCTCTACCAATAACGCAGGATCTCTACAGGGAATTTCATTCGGTGGAGCTCTAGGTGCGGACTCATTTGGAGGTAGATTAAGATTACAAACTTATTTTCAGGCAGGATGGTAATTAAAAAATGGCAGCAGGAAGACTAGCATCATCAAAACCAGCAGCAACTACCAATACAACGTTGTATTCATGTCCTATTGGTTATGCAGCATCAGTAGTACTGAATGTATGCAACCAAAGTTCATCAGCAACATCTTATCGAGTTGCATTGAGGAACTATACACAAATTATTACAACCACTGGAAGTTCTCATACTTTTAATAGAGGTAATCCAATTTCTACGTATAGATTAACTCTTTCTCCTGGGATTCCAATTTCAGGTTTTAATCCTGGTGACACTTACACTGATACTAACAGTAAGTGGTCTTTAAAAATGTTAGATGTTGTAAAAGATACGTCTATTATTACTGTTAATACCAGAATCTTTAGAGTTGGAACTATTACATATAATAATATATCTCCAGCACTAACTACCTTCTCTGTTGGTAATACGATTACTGATTCTACAAGTGGATTGACAGCAAAAGTTGTTGGTGTAGATTCTCTCAATTCTCAAGTACATATCCAATTAGAACCTTTATCTACCGTTGCTACTTCATTAAAATTGGCTTCTGCTCCAGTATATATTACTGCTGGTGCTAATCAATTTTTAGCAATTCCTAGTGGAACTTCTTTTGAAATTGTAAGAATCAGTGCTTGGACTCCTGCAACCTACACTGCTACTATTGTAAGAGCACAACAAGGAACAACAGCAGCAAAGATTCCTGTTGCTGCAAATTCAATTTCTTTAAGTCTTACTGCAACAACAAAAACTATTAATGAAGGTGCTTCTTTCAGTTCAACTGATACTACATTAACTTTGAATAACGTAACAGGATTGTTTACTGGTGATTATTTAAAAATTGGAAATGAATTTCTACTTGTTCAAGTAGTTGATTCTGGAACTTCTACTGTTAACGTTCTTAGAGGACAATTATCATCTACTGCAGCAACTCATGCAGATGGTGCAACAGTTACAAGAGTTGCTAACAATGGTAATGTGTTTGTTAATTATTTTGGTACTACACCAACACCAGCACCAGCAACAAAAAATTACACTTTAACTGCAAATATGACAAATGATTTTGTATTTGCTGGAGATGCTACAGGTAACGATCCAACAATTACGGTTAATATTGGAGACACTTTAACTTTTGTAAATAATGTTGCAGGAGCTCCTCTCCACATCATGAATACTACAGGTGCTTACAATGTAGCAAACGTTGTAACAACAGGAATTACTAATGATGGTGCTGATGGTGGGGAAACATTAACCTGGGATACTACAGGACTTGCAGCAGGAACTTATTTTTATTTGAATGAATTCCAGTCAACTATGCAAGGTCAGATTATCTTAGTTACTCCATCTTCAGATCCAACCATTTCAAACGGAACTTCCACAGCAAGAGTATCTACTTCAGCCAGTGCTTATATGTCATATGATGAATTTGTTCATGACTTCAATGGTGATAGTAATTTTGAATGGACTCCCAATGGATTCTCTCTGAATCTTGGTAGAATTTATAGATTTGATCAGTCAGACTCTACAAATACTTCACAACCATTTAGATTTTCGGATCAGCAAAGTTTAACACCTTTATATACAACTGGTGTTACTACTTCTGGAACACCAGGTTCTGCTGGAGCATTTACTCAGATTGACTTAACTGCATCTTCACCTACAGTATTGTATTCATTATCTACTGCACCAGATGATGAATCTTATGGTTCAAGTTTTACTATTAATAACGATCCAGCATATACACAAATTTTTGTTTATGATGTTACTGCAACACCAACTGTTTCAGATACATTTACTAGTGGCATTACAACATCAACCACTCAGACAATTAGTGCTGTACAACCAGGTCCATATGGATATGTTCAAGAGTTTAGTGGAACAACCTTAAAAATTTCTTTGGGTAATAAATCTACAGCATTTGCATCGTATACAACTTCAATAACTGGAACTTCTGGACAATTTACAATTACTGTTGGATCAAATGCAAATCTTGCTGTAGGTATGGCAGTAACTGGTACAGGAGTTGCAACTGGAGCAAAGATTACAAATATTGTAGGAACTACAGTAACTCTAGATATTGCAAATACTGGGGCTGTTTCTGGAACTGGAACATTTAACTTTACATTTTTAGATACTCCATTAACCATTGCTGGTATAAAAACAACAGCAACAGTTTCTTCAGTATCAGAAATTGATGTTGCAGATTACATTCTTTATGACAAATCAATTTCTGGAAATACTACAGATAAAAATACGGGAATTGTTGTTGGTCCAGGGTCTAGCATCATGGTATATTCGACTGCAAACTCACTTAGTTATGTTGTTAATGGTTTTGAAGATGTAACTAGTGACTGGACAACAGTTCAGTATAGATACAGAACGTAATTTTATATAAAATTGTTCTTTAAATCCTTAGGGTAAAATAATATGGCATTAACAAGACTTAAGAACATTATCACATCTAGAACTGGTCGTATCATCTATGTTAACCCAGATGATTTCGATGCTTCTGATGATTTTGACAACAGGGGCAACTCATCTCTGAGACCATTTAGAACACTTCAACGTGCTTTCCTTGAAGTAGCACGATTCTCATATCGTGTTGGTCTATCGAATGACGAATTTGACGCATTTACAATTTACTTATTTCCATCAGAATATATTATTGACAATAGACCAGGAACTTCAACATACAATGATATTGTTCCTTTTGATGCCAATACTAATTTTGATATTAATAGTCCTGTTAATGTTCTTTATAGATTTAACTCCACAGATGGTGGAGTTATTGTTCCTAGAGGTTGTTCAATCGTAGGTACAGACCTTAGAAGAACTAAGATTGTTCCCAAGTATATTCCTTATCCAACAACGAGTTCTGCATTAGGTATTACCTCACTTAACGAACCAGCAACTGCAGCAATCTTCCGTGTAACTGGTGGTTGTTATTTCTGGCAGATGTCATTCTTTGATGGTGATAGTAACGGTGTATATTATAAGTCAAATGATGCATCGCAAATTTCACCTAACTTCTCTCACCATAAGTTAACTTGTTTTGAATTTGCAAATAAAGCAGATCTAGATCTGTACTACCAAAAAATCTCAAAAGGTTATGCATCTATTCCAGATACTTCTGGTATTGTTGCACAAGACCAATTGCAGGCACGTGTTGAAGAAAACAGAATCGTTGGTCCTATCTCTGACGAATATAGAGTTTCTCAGATCATTCGTAATGGACAGACAGTAACTGCATTTACCGTTGATGAACTTGGTAATCCAGTCAACCATGGATTCTCTGTTGGTGTTGCTGTTAATATTTCTGGTGTTACTGGACCCACAGAGGGTGATGCTCTACTGTATAATGGATCTTTCCTCTTAACTTCTGCATCAGGTAACCAGTTTACTTATCAGGTATCAGCAGAACCATCGGGTAATGCTATTGGATCTAATATCTTAGTTAAGGTTGAAATTGATACTGTTGACTCTGCATCACCATATATCTTCAACTGTTCCTTGCGTTCAGTTTGGGGTGTCAATGGTATGCACGCAGATGGTGCAAGAGCAACAGGTTTCAAATCAATGGTTGTTGCACAGTTCACTGGAATTTCTCTACAGAAAGACGACCGTGCATTTGTGAGATATAATCCTTCAACTGGATCTTATGATGATGCTGGGTCTGGTGCTCACATTGACGGTACTGCACGATATAAGAAGGGGTGGAGACACTGCCACATTAAAGCATCAAACGACGCATTTATTCAGGTCGTTTCGGTGTTTGCTGTGGGATTCGGTGATCACTTCTTTGCTGATAGTGGTGGAGACATGTCTATCACCAACTCTAACTCAAACTTTGGTTCATTGTCTCTACGTTGTAAGGGATTCAAGGCAGCAGCTTTTACTAAAGACAAGGCAGGACAAATCACTCATATTATTCCACCTAAGTCACTTGCTGATGTTCCTGAAATTTCAATTAACTGGACAACAATTGATATTCAAAAGACTAAGCAGGTTGGTAACACTGGAAGATTGTATCTCTACGGATATACATCACAATCTTCTCCTCCTCCAACTAAAGTTCAGGGATATAATATTGGTGCAAGGCAAGATGGTTCAGTTCCCGATAGACTGTATGTTCAGTTAGTTGTATCTGGACAAAGTGCAGCATCAACCCAATCTGCACGTATTACACCATTTGGACCATCTGTAACAGGAACAGCAGCAAATAGTTCAGGAAATCCTATTAAATGGGATGCGGCAAATTCACAGTGGTATCTACAAGTAGAAGGTGCAACAAATACAATTTACACAACTCTTGTTGGTAATGTTAAGTATAACACTGTGGCATTTACCCCAACAACATTCCTAAAGAGAGTTCCCGATGCTCGTGTTCTTAAGGATAGAATTTATCGTTTCCGTTATGTTTTAGATAAAGATGCTTTCCCAATTCCACGTGCCCCCATCACTGGTTTTGTAATGCAACCACGTTCATCTGAAGTTAACTCACCTTCATACAATAGAGTTTATTATGTTTATGAAGTTGAAACTTTCCAAACATTTGAACGTGGTGTTAAAGATGGTATCTATTATCTAACTGTACTTGAAGCATCTGTTTCACCATCAACATCAAACTTCAATGATTATAAGTTCTCACAGAACGTAACTGAAGTGTACCCTGCATTTGATAGAGATAATCCAAACGCAGATCCAAATGAGGCAGTATCAGTTGCAGATAATATCATTATTGGTAAAGTATATTCCACAGATGGAGCAACTCCAACACCTAATTTAGATTCTAAGAGAAGTATTACTAAGGAAGCAACATTACATTGGGTTGCTGAAGTTGAAAATAACTTAGGTTATAACTCCACAAATAAATCTATTTCTGGAACAGTTATTACTGCTAGACTTGGTGATGCAGAAACTAGAAAGATTCCAGTTAAAATTAATGCAGACGGTTCAAACTCACCAGTTTTAGTCGAACTCCGTCGTCACTCGATTCTACGTTCTGGTAACCACACATTTGAATATCTTGGTTTCGGTCCTGGTAACTACTCAACTGCATTCCCCTCAACTCAGGTTGAAGTTCTAACTCAAGAACAAGTTAAACTTTCTCAGTCTCTTAGGGAAGCAGCAGGTGTTGCATTCTATTCTGGATTGAACTCTAATGGTGACCTATTCATCGGTAACCAGGTTGTTAACCCAGTTACAGGTCAGATTACAAATGATGATATTGCACAGTTGAATGTTATCGGTGAAGAGAATACTACAATTCAAACTTTCTCTGAATTGATTCTTACTGATAAACTGACTGTTCTTGGTGGTGCATCTAACCAGTTAGAATCTCTGTTTGTTGGTCCTGTTACCTTTACTGGTAAAGTGACATCCAGCAGCAATATGCAAGCACTGAAACTTACATATGCCAACGATGATGGTACTGTTCTAAAACAAACCTTCATGGCAAAAGATAATGGAAGTGGATTGCCTGTTATTGTTGGATCTCCTGCATTCAACGAAGGGGATATTATTTACAATATTGACTGGACTCCAGGCAAATCTATGGGATGGATTTATGGATCTGGAACCTGGTATCAGTGGGGACTAACGGACACTAAAGGATTTACATCCACAAGATCAGGTAATAATGTTTTCTGGGGAATTGATGCTACACCATCGTCTTCTCATAAACTAAATGTTGGTGGAAATACAAACGTTGGTGGTAACCTAACCGTTACTGGAACTTATGGATTATCTGGTAGATACAAACTTGCTACTGGACAAGCAAATAATAACAATGGTGTTACGTATGCTGGTAATGGATCAACTTCTAGTTTTGCAATTAGTCCTGGTCACACTTCATTTTCTGTTATTGTTGCACTTAATGGTGTTCTTCAAGTTCCAGTTGCAGACTATAATGTTACCAGTAACTCTGTAGTATTTGTTGGCACACCACCAGCAACGGGTGATACCATTCATATTCGTGAATTGCCAATCTAATTCATAAATAGTAAAGAAAAGTAGGAATCAGCTATGCCAACAAAGATTATAGGAAACCAAATTGATTCCTCAACTGTTGCATTGATGAACTCTTTGACGTTGAGCAACAATTTTAGGTTACCATCATTAGCTACAGCAAGTAGACCAGCATCACCTAATGCTGGACAGATGATATTTGACACAGACCTAGATAATGTTGTAGTATGGAGACTCAAAACTGGTCCAAACAAAAATACTGCAGCATGGGCAGTTGTTGGTGCTGGTGGTCCGTCTATCGGAACACTTTCAATTATAAGATCTAACGGTCCTTCTATTAATGAAAATCTCACAATTGGACCAACTGCTAATGGTGGTGCAGAATTTACTAATGGATTTTCTGGTGGACCTATTTCTATTGGAAATGGATTCACAGTAACCATTGAGACAAATGCAAACTATACCATTATTGGTAATGATGACTTCTCTGGTACTGGTCCATTCTTTGAAACAATGGAGAATCTTGCCGTATACCAGAATCTTAGAATATCTGGTAGTGGGTTACTTGAATTTGGTGAAACCAGAGAATATGTAACAATGTTAAGTAACCCATCTGGAACTGTTGCCTATAATTTTATAGATGGTGGTGTTTGGTATGGAGAAAATCCATTAACAGGAAATTGGACAGTAAATTTAGTTAATGTTCCTACAGATGAAATGTTTGCGATGGGAATTACAATTGTAACTAGACAAGCAACTTCAAGTGGTTTGCCAACAGGTTTTCAGATTAATGGAGCTGGACAAACTATAAGGTGGGCAGGTGGATCTACTCCTTCTGCTAGTACTGCGGGAAGAGTTGATGTTACTACTTTTAGTTTTGTTAGAATTGCAGGTTCTTGGATTGTAACTGGTTCAAATAGTTCTTTTGGATAATATGGCATTAAATAAGATTGGAAGTAAACAATTTTCTAGTGGATTTAAACCATCAGCAATTGGTGGTGGATCTGGATTTACTTCGGCTGCAGCAATTAAAGCAGCAACTGGAACTAATGTTGACGGTGTATATCAGATAAATCTACCTAATGTTGGTTTAAGAAATGTATTCTGTATTATGAACTCTGCTATTGATGGTGGAGGTTGGATGATGATGATGAAAGCAACTAGAGGAACAACTTTTGAGTGGGGAGCTAGTTATTGGACAACTAATAATACTCTCAATCCAAATGAAACAAATAGAAATGATGGTGACGCAAAATTTGATGTTATGAATACATTTCCAGCAAGAGATATGCTTGCTCTTTGGCCAGACATTGGCCAAGGTGGTTGTATTAGTGTTAGTGGATACCCATGGATATGGCTGCAAAATAACTTTAATGGTGGTACTAGGATAATTCCTATTGATTTTTGGAATAGTGTAGATAGATATTTTATTCAAAATGCTAACAATCATTGTGGAATAGGTGCTTTTTCTGGTCAGGCAGATGTTGCTTTTTATGGATATAACTATAGGAATAACCCAGGATGGGCACGAACTCGTTGGGGGTATGGGTGGAATGAAAATGGAGGTGGGCAATTTCCAAATGGAGATATGAATAGTGATGATGTTTCTGGTGGTATAGGAATGACTGGTAGTTTTGGTAGCTTTTCTGCAGGAGATCGAGTTAATTGTTGTAATAATAGAGGTGGTATAAATAGGTCTGCAAGGGTTGAAATTTATGTCAGATAGTATTCTTACTGGGCATCAAGTTGCTCTTAGATATATTAATTTTCTTTCTTTAAAGATGCAAAGTAATGATTCAGATGTTGCAGAACTGGCAAAATATATTCATGAATGTACTGATAATGTAGATGAATTGAGAAAAAGATACAAGCAATTATTTTCAAAGTATAAAATAGATTCTGAAGATAAAAAACAAATTGTCTACATTACCGAAAAAATTTTAGAGTTTATAAATAAATAAAGGAAAACAATTACAGGATTAATTACTAATGAGTACACTACGAGTAACTAACATCCGAGATTTGGCAGGTACTGGTGGATTCTTCCTGAATTCTGGTACTATTTCGGCTCAAGGTACATTAACTGTATCTAACCTTGTTATTAATGGAACAATTTCGGGTTCAAACAAGCAATATCTACCATCACAGAGTGGTCAAAGTGGTAGATTCTTAACAACAGATGGAGTTAACCCATCATGGGGAACTCTATCACTTGATGCTGGTCCAGTTTCGATGCAAGTTTTCACTTCATCTGGAACTTGGAATAGACCTGCAAATATTAAGTATATTCGTGTTCAGGTACTTGCTGGTGGTGGAGGTGGGTCTGGTCATGGTGAATCTGGTGGTGCTGGTGGATATTCAGAAGTTTATGTTAATGTACAATCTGTACCTTCAGTTGGTGTAACTGTTGGTGGTGGAGGTGGTGGAACTTGGTACGCAAACGCAGGTGGTACTGGACAAGCATCATCATTTGGAGGATTTGCTTCAGCAAGTCCAGGGCATGGAGCAAATACCCAAAACCAACATTGTGGAGGTAGAGCAGGTGTCGGATCTGGTGGATCTTTGAATATTCATGGTGGTGGTGGTCAAGGTCATGAACACTATGGTGGTGGTGGAGATGGTGGAGCATCCTATTTCGGTGGTTCTGGACCTTCTGGGCACCCTAATGGTGGTAACTATGCACATAACCACCAAGCACACTCAGCACCTGGAACTGGAGGATCCTCTGGATGGACTAGTGGCCACAGAGGTGCCGATGGTAGACCTGGTATGGTAGTAATTACGGAGTACAGATAAAATGAAAAAAGTCTTAGTAACTTACGATGGTATTATTTCACAAATAGAAGAACCTGGAAGAGAATTTGAAATTTATGAGGGTCCAGATGCTGTAATAGCTTGGGTTGATGCTCCAGATAATGTTGGTCCATTATGGTCTTTGGAATATAGTCCAAAAGAAGATAAAATGATTTGGGTTGAGAGGGAGGAAGCCCCTGCAGATCCTGTCTTAAAAAGAGTAATTGCATATGGTGCTATTGGGGATCAACTTGATATGCTATTCAAAGATATTACTGCTGGTAATATTGAAGATGGTGCATGGGTTAATCATATTAAAAATGTAAAGGAAACTACACCAAAACCATTTGATGATCGTAGAAATTTTGAAGAGATTCAAAAGAATCTAGAAGATCAAGAACCATCAGCATTATTGCCAGTTAAATATTCATCAAGAGATCTTCCAGCATGGGTAAGATATCCTGGTTGGAAAGGTTATCAGGGGGCATCTTGACATTCTAAATAGTTTTTGATATACTTGTTAATAAATTGGAGTGATAATAGGAATGCAAATTGAATCAGTATGTATTGTTGGGGGTGGATCATCTGGTTGGATGACTGCCGCAGCACTAAGCAAATTGTGCCCAAAATTGCAGATCGCATTGATTGAATCACCAACAGTAAAAACAATTGGTGTTGGTGAATCTACCTTAGGTCACATTAATAGATTTTTAGATCTTCTTGATTTAAAAGATGAAGATTGGATGGCAGAATGTAATGCCACCTATAAAAATTCTATTCGTTTTACTAACTTTAGAAAAAATGATGGTACTCATTTTGAGTATCCTTTTGCATCTGGATTTGACTATACTGATAAGTATGCAGGTCTTCTTACATGGGCAGATCTATCTGTTTTATATCCAGATGAATTTACTCCAGAAACTTTTGCAGAATTTTATGCAACTGGGAATACATTCCTAGCAAAATACAATAAAGAATGTAGAAATGAAGACGGAGTATTTAGAAATTTTGATTTCAAATATGATACTGCATACCATATGGATGCAGAGAAGTTTGGACAATATTTAAAGAATAAGATTGCTATTCCAAATGGAGTTCAGTATCTAGTTGGTAATGTTTGTAAGTATCAGATTGATGATACTACGAAGAATATCACCACAATTGTGACAGAAGATGATCTTGCGATCTCTGCAGATCTTTTTATTGATTGTACTGGATTTAAATCTCTTCTTTTAGAGGGATTTATGGGATCTAGATTTCAATCCTTCTCGAATATGCTTGCAAATAATAAAGCAATGGCATGTAGACTTCCTTATGTTGATCGGGAAGAGGAGATGGAAAATGTCACCAACTGTACTGCAATTGAGAATGGTTGGGTTTGGAATATTCCTCTTTGGAATCGTATTGGTACTGGATACGTTTATTCTAGTAGATTTGTTGAAAAAGATGTTGCAGAACAGGAATTTCGTACACATCTCTCAAGAGATCCAAGATTTGTCAAACGTGTCGAAGAAGCAGAAATATTTCATATTGATATCAAACATGGTAAGAGAGCTCGTGCTTGGGTGAATAATGTTGTTGGTGTTGGTTTATCCTATGCATTTGTAGAACCACTAGAATCAACTGGTTTACTTACAACTCATGAGAATATTATTAAATTAATTGAGACCTTGAATAGAAGAGATGGGTATGTCTCTAGAATGGATATTGATGGATTTAATTTTGCATGTGATTATGAAATGAATGGGTGGCAACAATTTATTGCTGTTCATTATGGTATGTCCATGAGAACAGACACTCCATATTGGAGATGGTGTACTCAAGTAAATGAATACATTCCTGATATTTTTGATGGACTTCTCAGGGAACCAAGAGGAATTCAGAATTTCTATTTCCAGACTAACGTTTCACGTGCTTGGAATGAAGATCTTCAAGGTGTAAATTATATTGCAGCAGGAATGGGATTGAAACCACATTCAACTAAAGAAGTTGTAATGAATAGTATACGTAGAAGTGGTTTTAATGATGATGTTATTGCCGATTCAAAGAGAAAATATGAACAGTATAGGGATTATGTAATTGATTATGTTAAGAAACTACCATCGCATTATCAATATCTTCGTGATAACATCTATAATGGGGTTGATCAATATATCTGAGGTTTGTTATGATTTTTGGTAAAAAAAGTTGGATCAGGTTCTATTCATTGGAACCTGCAGTTGTTGATCTGTTCCCAATAGTTCCAGCAGGTACTCTTCACAGAACATGGAGACAACCAGAAATTAAAAAGAAAAAATGTCCATTTTCTGGTTTATCTTCCTCTTCTAATTGTCCAGCAATTACAACATTTTCTAGTCTTGGATATGTAGTTGTTGCTCCTGCAGATTTTATTATTAAGACTGATGGAGATGGAGTTAGTTTCAATTGGCAAACCAATTGTATTTTCACAAAAGGTATGAATGGATACATTGCTAGTCATGATGAAGCACAAACAGTTCCTATCTTGGATGATCCAGATAATACATTAAAGACAATTATTAAAATTGAAACACCTTGGAGAGTAAAAGCATCTGATGATGTAGTTCTTCTACAAACACCAGTTCATTATATGAATGAAAATAGGTTTAGTGTTGCAACAGGTATTTTGGATCCTAAATTTGCTCATGTTGTGAATGTTCAAATGTTTTGGAAAGTTTTAAATGGTGAGACAGTAATCAAGGCAGGTACACCATTAGCACAATATATACCTATGAGTAGAAAGTATCTCTCACCTAAGAATTTTGATCTTATTGTTGACAAAGCTGGAAAAATAGAATATGATCTTGAGGAATCGTTTCAGTATGCTAATACTGCAAATATTTTGAAATATGATTCCATTCAAAATCGAATTAATAGGGTAACAAGAGTTTTAAATTCGTATCGAAACAAAAACAATAAATTATAGGAGTATCGAAAATGACAATTGATGAACTTATTGAAAATTTTCAAGCGCAACATGCCGAAAAAATGGAAGAATTTACTAAAGTGGAAAGTGAATTACAAGATCCAGTATTAAACCCATATGGTGTTACCAAAATTGATTTTGGTAAGAGAGAGGATCTCAGAGTTGATATTATTAAATTAGAAGGTGCTATTGAAGCTTTACAACTATTCAAAACTCTATGATAAATGAAACCAATACATTTATGGAAACCTCTTGTATGGAAATTTGAATATGAATTTCCACAAGAAAAGTTAATTTCAAAATTAACTGATCTAAAAGAAAAAATTGTTTCACCATCGGCATTAGAAGTTGGTGATTCTTTTTCAACTGTAAGTGTCAATCCAAAACATAGACCACATCTTTGGGAAGAACTACAAGATTTTAATAATTTTTTGAAGTTTAAAATTGCATTTTTGTGGGATGAGTATGAGTTTAATATGAAAACACATTCTCATATTCAAGAATCATGGTTTAATAGTCATAAAAATACAGGTATGACATTAGAGCATTATCACAATAATATAAATCTTGTAGTCACTTCCTATATCAAATTACCTGAAAATTCTGGTTATATTGAATTTAGAGATCCATTAGAATATCATTGGTCAAATACTCCTATTGTTCCTGAGCAAAAATTATGGACTGAGGTGAAATGTAAAACAAATGATGTCTTAATGTTTCCTGGTTGGTTAAGACATAGGGTACAGGAAAATAAATCTAATGACGAGAGAATAGTACTAACTTACAATATAGTTTAACACGATGGAATTACATTATTGGTTTCCAACTCCAATTTGGTCTTGTAAATTGGATTATGATTGGAATAAACTTGTAGATTATGCATATGATCTCAGAAGTAAAGATTCTGGTAGAGAAGTATCGAATGTCAATGCTTGGCAATCTAATGATTTATATTATGATGACCATTCTCCCATTGCAGATCTCATTAATATTTTAAATATAAAAACGGAAGAATGCCTCTATGAGTTTAAATTGCAGACAAATGGTATTAAATTAGGTAATTATTGGATAAATATCAATCCTCCAGGAGGATTCAATACCTCACATATACATACTGGAACTTTTTTATCTGGTGTTTACTATGCTAAAGCAGATAAAAAAACAGGAAATATTAAATTTGAAAATGACTCACTAAAATCTTATATTTATGGAGAATATAAAAGAATAGGTGATAGTCCAATTACACATACTGATTGTAAATACATTCCAGAACCAGGAATGTTAATTATATTTCCATCATGGATTCCCCATTCAGTTGAAGTAAATAATTCAACAGAAGAAAGAATTTCTTTATCGTTTAACTCTAGGATCATAACATGACACATATTTTACCTACTATCGTTGTTGATAATTTTTTTGAGACACCATCTTTAGTGAGAGATTATGCTTTAAGCTTAGAATTCTTTAAAGGTGATCGTGGAAATTGGCCAGGAATCAGAACAGAATTTATTGATAGAATAAACTCAGAATTATTTCAAGTTATTGCAAAAAATTTGATTGCAAATTTAAAGGGATATACTGGATTTTCTGAATTGCAAGCAACGTTTCAACTTGTTAGTGAAATTCATGAGTGTGGATGGATTCATAATGATGATACTAGATTTAACATGGGTGCGGTTATTTTTCTGAATCCTGAACCACCAGTAGATACGGGATTTTCAATTTATGAATCATTGGTTAATCCTGGTAGTTTTTATTGGGAACAACATCAAAAGATGAAGGAAGAATATTTTTCTAAGTTTCAAAAGCAGGTAGAAACTGAAGATGTGGAAGAAATTAAAAAATATACAGAATATAGGGATAAACATAATTCAACATACAAAGAAACTATTAAATTTCAAAATAAATTTAATAGAGCACTTATTTTTTCAAGTACAAAAGATCATGCAGCACAAAATTTCTTTGGTACTACTAAGGAGGATTCTAGATTAACACTTGTTTGCTTTGGTAAGGCAATATGAAAAAAGTTGAACATGTGAAAAATGCTATATCATCTGAATTGTGTTACTTTCTTTCATTGCAATATGAAATGATGAGAGACAATTTGGTAAATTATGCCCATGCTTTTCAAGATCCAATGTGCTTGGGTAATTTTTCTTGGTATTCACCTCTGCAATTTGAAGCACTGATGGAATATCTTATTCCTACTATTGAGAAGCATACTGAATTAAATTTACATCCAACCTATTCTTATGCTAGAATATACACTAATGGTGCATCTATGGGGAAGCATACTGATAGGAGGAGTTCTGAAATTGCTGTAACCTGTTGTTTAAAACGTGATGTTGACTGGCCAATATGGTTTGAAGTTGATGGTGAAGAATATCCCATTAATATGAATGTTGGTGATATTTGCATTTATCGGGGAATGGAAGTTCCTCACTGGAGAAATACCTACACTGGAAATACTCAAGTTCAAGCATTTCTAATGTATGTTGATGCTGATGGTCCGTATAATTATTTTAAGTATGATACTAGACCACGATTAGCAGCTCCATATGAATCTACTCATCAAATTATCAAAGATGAAATGGCAGGAATTATTAAAAATCCAGAAGAATATTAATTATGACTCTTATTAATAAACTATTACAGCAGCAGGATTATCTAATCAATGATAAACCATTTGTTATTAAAAATGCTTTAGAGGATTCTTCTAAGTATTTGTCATGGAAGGATGTAGAATACTGTATAAATTTTCCGTCAAAGTATACTTTTGATTGTATTAATTCCAATACACAAAATAAAATCGAGTATAGTAGATATAAACCATTTTGGATGCATCATTATGTTCCTGATAAAAGAGAATTGTTTGATATACTTTTAAATGGTCATACCGTATCTATTTGTAATTATGGAGAACATAATGAACTTACAAATAGTCTCTGTAAAAGTTTAGAGGATGTTTTTGCAGTCACTACTAGCATACATGCTTATTGTGGATATAGTGAATCGAAATCTTTCAGAGTGCATTGTGATTACCCAGCAAATTTTATCATTCAATGTGAAGGATCTACGAACTGGAAAGTTTACAATAATAAACTATCACATCTACTAGTTCTCAAACCAACAAATAGAATGATATGTAATGATGAATTAGAAATTGCAATAGATGTTGACATGGAACCAGGAGACCTACTTTACATTCCATCTAGACATTATCATTGTGCAACACCACTCACAAAAAGACTATCAATGAGTATTCCATGTGTGCCACTAATCAATGAGGTGCAAAAATTAGATCGTCAAATCTATAGTTTGTTGGAGGTATAGATTTATGGAAGATATTATTGTAATTGATGATATTGTCCCTCCTATACACTCTGATTACATTCTAGGTAAGATATCAACAGATAAATTTCCATGGTTCTTCATGCCAACCATTGTTGACTTGACAACAGAATCATCAGATTACAATATCTCAGGATTTAATCACTTTCTTCTAGAGAATGGTAATAAAGTATCTGACTATTTTGAATGTTTTTATCCAATTATATTAAGTGCTCTAGAGAAATCAAAAATTAAGAGTAAAGCATTGATTAGAATGAGATTGAATTTACATACTAATCACAGAGAATCTACATTAGACTATCATCTTCCACATATTGATTCTTTTTTCCCTCATTATAATATGATCTATTACTTAAATGATAGTGATGGAGATACTTATATTTTTAATGAAACTAACGATCAATTTTCTGTAGAATATGATAGGGATGTAGTTTCTAAAAATTCATTTACAATTAAGCAAACAATTTCACCAAAGAAAGGTAGAATAGTAATATTTCCAGGTCAATATTATCATGCATCTTCATATCCAAAGAAATCAATTTTTAGATCTGTTCTGAACGTCAATCTTTCTATGTAATTATGATAAATTCAATACATGATTTTAGAATTTTCAACCCTAATTATCTTGATTTTGCAAAAGAAATTAGGGTTAAACATATTGATGATTGGAAATATGAATATTTTAAATTGACCGATAACATTGGATATTGGTTAGCAGAATCACCATTTTATGATGATGGATTTGAGAAGTTTAAATCTTTTGTTAGTCAATGTCCAATATGTCATTTAAACAATGAAGAGATGTGTGATGATTCTAATCCATTTTCTACCATACATCTTCCTCACTGGTCATATTCTGCTATAATTAATTTAATAAAGCAATTTTATGATAGGGAAATATACGGAAATAACTATATTCATAATCCAACCCAATCCGAATGGGGAAATATATTTGACTCTAGCATAAGTAAACCTTTAAAATGGTCTGCATTTCCCCATCTAGATTATGCCTATGGGATTGTCGGTAATATGTGGTTCACGAATCATAATCTAGAAGATACTGGAACAGCATTATATGAGTACAGTGGAAAAATTTATAACATTCATTATGACTTCATGGTTGATAAATCACATCCATTATATGAAGATTGGCAAAAAATTTATAATAATGAAAGATCCCCAAATTGGTTAACGATATCACAGAATGAATTAGAAAAATGGGGATTTAAAAGAGTTGGTATTGTACCAACAAAATATAATGGAATGTCATTATATAAAAGTAATGTCCCACATAATCCATATATTACAGAAAGATGCAAATTTAGATGGTCTCATACATTTGCTTTTTCACATGAAAAGTTCATAGTCAACACTAGTCTTTGAGAGAATACTTTTGGACATCCACTAGCATGATAATGCTTTCCATCAAAACAAATTAGTTTTCCCTTTTCTGGAGTAATTCTTTGTTTAATAGTATATTTGGAACTCTTTTCAGTCTCATTGAAAATATAAGTATCACCATCACAATCATTCAAATAGTATAATGCCACCATATGATCATATTCAAAATCAATATGGGGATTATTATACATGTATGGTTGACTAGGCAAGTTGTACACTGTATTCAGTAGAAAACCTAACCTCATTCGGTATAATTCTTTCAATTTGAGATTTTCACGACTCAAATACTCTAATAGAATTGGATAAAATACATTTGTATATTGATTTGTTCTACCATTATTGTAAAGTACATTACCAAAACCATGAGTAGATCTTCTACCTTCATAGGTTTTTTCATAGGTTACTTCTTCTAGATAATGCCAATCAAAATCGATATTGGTTACAATATCAAGAAGAAAATTTTGTTGTGACTTTGGGATTATGTTATAAATTGTTGTTATATCACTCATAATACAATGACTTGAACTATTTTTATGTAGGGGGGTTGACAACCACCTGAACCTGTGCCATAGTATCTGGGTAACGACAGACTTTCGATGACACACCATGATCTACTGATTGACACCTTGATGACGTATCTGTATGCTGCGTACAATAAAGGTCGAAATGATGAACTCTGGGATCACTATCATGATGGTGAAGTGATAGCACAAGAAATTCTAGAAACTGTTGAAGAGTTTCAACAAATGAGAGCAAATGTCGGTAAGAAAGTAACCTATCTGAAACCTAGACCACAATGGAGGGCATCTGACTAATGGCACTATCACAACAAGTACAAGAGTCTCTGAATGAGGCACAATCAGCACTGCGTAATGCACTTGCATTTGCTGCACGAAACGAACGTCCTGTAGTTTGTAATGCAATCTCAGAATCTATTTGTCGCATTGAACAGATTCAATCTTTCGATGGATTGATGGACAAACTAGAAAGCATGAACTATGACAAATAAGACAACACCTGAAAATGTAGCAGAAGCAAACTGGGGTTTGTTCCGTGCTACAATGAATCTTCCTGCTGCAGCAGATCACTGCGGCATGACTCAAAAAGAAATGAAAATGACCTTTCGTGAATTCCTAAAGTATCATGAACCAGACTATTCCGAATCTAACTGATCGTCAGTGGCAGACTGTTTATAATGCAGTTCGACGGTATCAATTTGAGAAGTGCATTCTCGATTCTAAAGATTATTGGGAATGTTCGGAAATCCTTGACGAACTGTTTGATCTGGTCTATACTCAGACCAGAGAACAAACAACCTAATGAAACACCTAAGAGTTATGAGAGTCTGTGATTTGTTACAGGATGCGAGAGATCGTATGCTTGAACTTGACGAATCTGAAGATGCTGCTACACTAGAATTGCTTTATCAGAAGTATACTAAACTCTATCATGAATATCTTCGTGACCTCTACGAATCCACACCAGTCAGCAAGAGTTCTTCCTGACAAACATGTGGTCAAGATGCCACTAGAATGTTGTCAGATGCTCTCTATCATATATTCTAAGTGGTATTATGATTGGGGTACACTTCCCAAGAAAGATGGGTGTGATTATGAGACCAAGGGTGGAGCATTTCGCAACCATCCTTGTACTCAATGGGCAGCAAAGAACATCTACAATACTGCGTGGTTGATTGTACATGGTCTTGCACTTTGTACCGAATACAAGTATCGGTATGGTAAGATTCATGCATGTAACAAATCTCTGTTTGAGGCAAAGAAATTGTTTCATGAGAAGACAGGTAAGGCAATTACATGTTATTGTATGGCAGATAATTTTGCCCGTGCTATGCCCGATGAATACAAACTAGATACTAGTATAGATACACCAACAGCATATATGATGTATGTTGCATCTAAACCTTGGGTAAAGGATAATTACCTTCGCAAACCTGATAGGAAACCAGAATGGGTATAAGAAACATGTGGAGATTGTGGGCAAAAGCAATCGGGGAGAAAGCACACAAGAAGGATGATGTTGCAGATCAAGTGGCAATTCTTCGTACTATTATTTTTGCTACTTATTTAATTACCAACTGCTTTATTGTTGCTGGTGTGATTCGACACTGGAACAAAGAAACTCAGGTACTTGTAGAAATCTACGAAGCACAACCTACAGTGCCATTGATCCAAACCAGTGTAAATCGTACAGGACAATTTGAATGAAAGAATTAATTGATGAGGTTTTTTATGTTGAACAAACTCCGTACAAACTATGGCATTCTTTTGACAAAGATGGCAAACCACTTATCACTTCCCTCACAGAAGAATTATGCATTTCTGCCACCAGGTTTTATCTTAAAGGAATACAAGAAGGATGGGGTCAAGATGTTGGCACTAAGTATGAGGGAACTGTAGGTGGAAAACTCTGAATATCCTTACCACGAATTAGATCCAACAACTCCATGGTACGAGTGGTTAATGTACTGTGAGATTTGTCATCAACTTGGTGTAAAGGATCAACCTAAATTAGGTCGATATATGGCATATCGTAGGTATCTGAAGTATATGGGGATTCTCTGATGTATTATGAGAATGAGAGACTCAATCAAATATATAGAGATACGTGGCCTAATTTGGGGTGGGCAAAGATGGATACAATCCGAGCAGGTAACACAGTAAGATTTTTAGGTTGCACACAAGAACAAATTCAATGGGGAAACAACGATGATCCAAATCCTAGTCTTTTCGTCAATGGTCTTTATTATGTGGAGCATGTTGAAGTTCGTTCAAACCACACTAAAATAGAACTGCGTGGTGTAAAGGGTAAGTTTAATTCGGTATGTTTTGAGAAGATTTAATCATGAACTTGGCTCAATCGTTATGGTGGGTGATGCAAATGTCTTTCTTACTTGGACATTGTGCAGAAGGAAACTACATCTGTGTGAAAGATAATCCCTCTACTGTTCAATACTATAAGAAGGGTGAGGCATGTTACATTAATGGAGAGTTTTACGAATCATGTCCAGGTATAGTACAAGAATCGAAGGAACGCAAAAGGAAACCGTGGGATTGAACTGGTATGATTACTGGATCGGTCATTGTTGGATGACTGGTTGGCAATCTATTGTGGGTGCATTTCGTATCTGGTGTGATCTCATGACAGATAACTACAAGGACTATTCACTCATTCATACTGATAATGATGCAGAAGAATGTAGGGAATGGTTCTGGGTTTCTCTGGGTGAAGACAATACATATCCGAAAGAGTTTCTAGAATATCTTATGCAACTTGCTGCTGATGTTGAAAGTGGTAAGGAGAAAGTTATTCCTCTAGATGAGAATTTCTTTGAACGAATGAAAGAGTTGACAGATGGAGTAGAATTAGACGATGACACATGAAGAAATGATGGAAGAGGCAGCACGACGAGAAAAAGCACTAGAAGCATTAGACAAACTCTATGATGAGAATGGTGAAGGTATGAAACAACTTGCCGAAACTGAAAGACCATTCTATCGTTTCTTTGCTGTAGAATACTTTGGCACTGGTGAGGGTATGTCTTTCTGGTTGAAAGCATGTCGTAACTATGAACCTTATGATGGTAAAGATTATGAACTGGAAAGTTTCAAAGAGTTTGTTGGTGACTCATTCTTCTTTGGTGGTATTGAAGAACCAACAGAGGAACAGTTTCGTACACAATATGTTAATCTAATCCCAGATTATGTAAGCAAAATGCTTGACAAACGAGATCAACCAGGATTTATTTGGGAAACTCACTATCACTTCAATTATTCATGAGATTTCAAGAACCAACAAAGTGGGAACTCTTCCTTGACGGATTCCATGATTTCCTGTATGCTTTGGACTGTTATGACTATGAAGACTATCGTGAGTTCTGGGAAGCACTTTCTTCTGGATGGTATGATGAATACATCTATCCTTACGATGATGTTTTCTACGGTCACATTCCTTCACCCGAACGTAAATTGAGGTTAGCACAATGAGTCGTTTTGCAAAGAACCCAGACGAAATCGTGCTGGAAGATATTAGAATGTTCCACTATGAAACGATGGAGGAAGGTCGGCATGTTTGGATTGGTATCTATACCAATGATGGCAAGATCTACCACATGAATATCGGTGGAGATAATCTCAAAGTATATTATAGTAATGAAACAGCATGACTGAAAGAGCACAAAAAATGATGCAGGATGTTTGGAATGAAAGAAACACCTGGGCAGATACTGAGCAGAAACTTGTTGCTGCTATTATTCGTAAAACTATTGATAATTGCCGAACTCTGGTGGCATCCAAGGCAAACAACTTGACAGTGATCGACAGGAGTGATATGCTGGCACTGTCGAAAGAGGTTGAGAACCTTCCATGAAACTATTTGATTCTGAAACCTATGAGGACTATGGAAAGGAATGGTTTTTCCAAATCCTCAGATTTAAAAAGTTTACTCTGCTGGATTTAACTTTCCAGTGGGATGAGTATCCTGCCACCGAAATCTTTCCGATGCTGATTATGAGTATTGGACCCCATCATTTGTTTGGATTTACATTCAGGTGGAGAGCATTTGAGATGAATTGTGATATAATTGATACTGCACCACGCAAATTTGAATGGTATCGTAGAAATGGACAAGAGTGATAAAGATGCCTTATATCTGACATTATTTTTACTAATGCTTGTGGTACTTGACTTGTGCGTGATCGGTGGGATATTATGGCATGGTAAAGCAAACTTTCCTGAGTTGATCAAACACCTACAATCATGAGAAAGGTTACAGTCAAACCTAAATCCAGCAAGGCAAAGAATCGTCTTGCTAATGTAATGGAAGGTAATCCTGTTTGTGTTGTAGAACAGGATACTGGTGGAGAATTGTTCTTAGTATCTGAGAATGGTAAGTATGCTATGTGGGTAGCAACTAGGACTGGAACTAATCGTTTCGGTGATAAAGCAGATTCACACTGGGAGGTGATTGATCATGGTTGAAAAAGTAAAGTTTGTAACTGTCACACGCACTATTGATGACCGCAAAGGTATTCATTACCTTGATGCGATTGATGAGAATGGAATGCACTGGACAGCAGAGATGGATAATAAACAAGAGAAATGGTTAGTGTATTCTAAAGTTTGGACCAAAGATCCTCAACAACCTTATGACATCTGACACCTTTCGTAAATGGACGATCTGGACTTCTATTTCATTATTTGAGTTTTGTGTGTGGTCTTGGAGAAATCATATGTGGAACCACCTTGACGAATACCCAAATGAAGATAGAATGAGAGAACTGTTCTGGCATTACATCAACTACGGAAACACTACAACTTATTATGACTAAAGAAGAACCCAGGAACTTCAGTCAATCATCTGTGGATCATTATCAAGTTGCTTACAAATACAACAATGCTGATCCAAATGAGTATCGCACACAAAAGCATGATACAATGAGGATGGCATTAGCAGCAGCAAACTTCCTTGACGCACGAGGGCAATATACTATAATCTCAGTAACACCTATCTACAAGACCAATGAAACCTAAAATCCGTGTAATCTTAGAGATGGCAATCGAAGAAGGTGTGCGTCGTGGGTATCATCGTGCCCACAAGCATGTAGAGAATCCTTCTGAAGGTGCTATTATCGAGCATATTGAAGAGGCAGTGATGTCTCAAATCTACGAATACTTTACTTTCGACGACGAGGATCTATGAGTTTTAGCAAGACCATTTCAACTATTGCTGCCCTTGCAAGTATCTTCGGTGCTGCTGCTGCTGGATGGAAACTTGCCGAATCAAACTCACAACAACCCCCAACAGCATTAGACGAAAAGATTAATCAACTTGACCAGAAACTTGAAGAGTTAGCTAAACCTGAACCAGCACCAGTTGTATTGCCTACACCTGCTCCTGTATTGACACCAGCACCTCAACCTGCTACACTTCCTCCTGTAGCACCACCCCCACCCCCAGTACCAACGGAGACACAACCATGAGGTTTCGTAAAGTAGAGTTTCGTTGGAGTAAATACAACAACAAGTATGAACTTGTCAGGTGGTATGAACATGGCATCGACAAAGAAAATTGTTATACCATTGCTTTCTTTGATGAAAATAAAGAAGGATATGATATGAGGACCATTGGTGATAGGTTCTTTGAGGATAAAGATGCTTGGATTGTAGGAAAACATGCACTTTCATTTCTGAATGATATGTCTAGTGAACTACGTAATGAAAAGGAGTTAGGATGACTGAAGAACAAATTGATATGCTCCGTCATCTCATCAAACAAGAGATTGATGCTGCCCAGATTGATGGTATGGAACATGGTGCATGGGGATGGGCAGACAAACAACTAGAAGAAGGATGGAAAACATTTATAGATAGTTTTAAGTTTCGTATCAGCACAACTATTGGTTCAGATTTACTGGACGCATTTCATGACCGTGCAATTAATTCTAAAAACAAAGATGACTGAGATTCACTTATTTGTGCAGGAAGGATGTAGACCCTGCATGTATGCTGAAACACAACTGAAGAAAGTAGAAGGATGGGAGAATGTGGTGAAGATCACTAATGCCAAAGTTAATGGTGTTTGGTCTGACTTTGCCCGAGATTGTGGTGTTGAAGCTACACCAACTCTCATTGCGTTGGTTGATGGTGTCATCGTTGCAAAGATGGCAGGATCTAAAGAAATGACAACTGACTTTTGGAGGGCTACGGTAGAGAAACATGGGAATGTTTGACACTTTCAGATCATCCTACGATCTAGGACAATTTACAAATGTGTTGTGCCAAACTAAGGACATTGAAGATGGTATTGGTGGCACAATGACTGACTACTGGTTAGACCCCAGTGGTCTTTTATGGTATCCAGAGTATAGTGGTACTCATGACTTTGTGATCATCGAGAAGGATGATCCACGATACGATCCTGATAGAAAGTTCCTGAACTTTGAGTGGATTCCTACTGGTCAGCATGGCAAGTATCAACCATGTTATCTAACAAAATACATTGAAGTCTATCCTGCTGAATGGAAAGGAAAATGGGAAGATTGGCCCAGGTTGCGGATTCACTTCCGATATGGTAGGATACAGGACTACACCGATGTCACAGGACACTGATGCCACGAACTAAAAAGGTTGAAGAAACTAAACCAGTAGCAAAGAAACCTGCTGCTAAGAAGAAACCAGCAACTAAACCTGTTGCTAAGAAAACCACAACCAAACCTAAGGCAACACCTAAACCTAAAGTAAAGAAAGTAGAGAATACTCAGGTCATTAAACCCACAAGTGATCTGAGTAAGTTTCCATATGAAACTTTCCCATATCGTCTAGAACACTCTGAAGGTAAAGGTAAGAAAGTGTGCTGGTTCTCACATGAATCGCATGTTCATAAATACATCGAACGTCATAAACTTGCCAAGAAAGATTATGTTGCAGAGTGTTTCGACATTCTATAGTAATAGTTAAGAAATCTTCATTTGTTAGGGTTTCTGGATAATATAGTATGGTACATCGGGAGATCCACATGACCGAAGCAGAATGGAAACAACTCAAAGAAATGAGAGAATGTATTAAAACATCTGGTATGCAGGCATTTGATTCTGCATATATGGATTCTTATGCACAGTTGTTATCCAAGTCTCTTTCTGGCAAAGGTGATTTTGTAAATCGTACAACTCCAACTAACTACTAACATGAAGTATTACGAACTCGCAATCAAATCATTGCATCAAAGACTTCTAGATTTAGAAAATAAAGTTAAATATCTTGAAGAAGAAAATGTAGGACTAACTAATGAATTGTATGAGTTGCAGAATCGTATAGATATACTTCAAGAACCAAAGTGGGAGCATTTAAATCAATTTAGTTTAGGAGAATAATGGAAGAAGATACATTACAGGTAACTGAAAATGAAGATGGAACTTTGTCAATCTCTTGGGATGAAAATGATCCTAAGTATTCATTTTTGAATGGGTTGACAGAGGCAGAGGTTACTGCTATTATTGAACAGTCTATCAAAAGGATGATTGAAGATGACGAGTCCCTATTGGACAGTGATGAATGATCTTGATTCTACGATCACGAACTTTATTCAGGTTCGTGATCTAGTTCGTGATAACATTGATGATCCTAAAGCTCTGGACCTAGCAGTACAGTTGCTTGATCATTATATTGACAAGCAAGATAAAGCATTTCAGAAAGCATGGAAAGAAGTTGTATTGCCTCAATCTGAAACAATTCAAGATAAGAAGTATGTTGCACAATATACTGAAGAAGAATTAGATGCGATGTGTGATGCAGCAGAGCAAGAATCTAAGGAACAAATCTATAAGAACTATCGTGCTGCTATTGATGAGTGGAACAAACTTAATGATAAGTATAAAGAATTAGAACGATGCCATGAAGAACTTCAAGATCTATTTTATAAGGTAGATGGAGAACTTGATGAATATAAGGTGAAGTATGAACAGTGCCAGAGTAATTATCACCTCACTGTTAAACTTCTCAAAGAACTTAACAACGATCGAGAGAAACTTCAATGAAATTATTTCTGATGCAGAAATTTCTAAATGTACCAGTTTTATCTGGTATCTTTGATTCCTATGATGACATTGAAGATTTCAAGAAAAACTATTGGGGTGATCCCAATAAAGACTGGCATGTGATTGAAGTTTCTGATGAAGATTTCAATGAAAAGTTTACTAAAGCACTTGTCGGAGAATTAAACTTTTGACAAGGGGGTTGACAAGAGACCCAAAATGCTATATACTAATGTTGTTGTTCACTTAAAACAAACTTTCAATGGGAAAAACTTATCGTCGTTCTAGTGATGATTATGGATATGATTACGGTCGTCCTAAATCACTGAGGGAAAAACGTCGTGCTGGTAACAATGTCCGCAAAAAATGGGACAATGTGAGTGACTATGAAGGATATACCCAAAGTTCACGCAAACAGCAACTTCCTGCCGAAGAAAGAGGAGAATGGTAATGAGACTTAAATCTCATGAATCCCCTAGAAATAGGGGAAGAAACAATAAATCACCGAAACGATCTGCACGAACTCGGCAACTTAAAAAAGCACGAAATATGTTTCTGCAGACTATTGATAAGAAAAACAAATCAGAAGGGGGGTTGACAAACCCCCCTTTTTCTTTTATATTGTCTGGGTACTCAACGGAGAATAATGACTACGCAACGAACTCTCAGGAAATGGTTTCAAGATCCCATTAAAAATGCAGACAAGATTATTGAGAATCGTCTTGAATGGGGTGCAGACCGTTGTGAATATCTTGTAAAACAAGGTAATGAACTTGATGCCGTTGCATTGTATGAAGAATACAGTGAATGGGTAAATACTCCTGACCACGAAGATTACGGTTATCTTCTTCTTGAACAAATCTCTGCTGTTTGATACCATGACTGAAGGATTTATTACTCTTACCACTCGACTCTCTGATACTGAGTTTGAGTTTCTTCTTGATAGTCTTCGTAATCAAAATGATGCTGATGACTATGAGTTTGCTGAGCAAATTATCGACAAACTCTATCAAAATGCTCGATAAAATATAATTGTAACAGTTTTGTCACAGGGGTTGACTTTCGACCCCTGATCCCCTATCCTATAAAAGTAATCAACGGAGACCAATGTTTTCAACTCTTGATTCCATCTACCAGTGTGAAGAACTCAATCGTGATTGGATTGATGATGCAATCGACGATGAGATTGATGATAATGGTGACTGGGACGTTACTGCTGACCATGAATATGGTGAAGTAGAGTATTGATTGAACACTATCCTTACGAGGAGATTATGATGACCAAGACCGAACAATTTATTCAGGCACTGCAATCTGTGCCCAAAGAAGTATATGCTCTGTTTGTCAAACGGGCACAAGTTCTTTCCTATCAATATCCTAGTGCATTTGGTATGGATTGCTTTGCCCGTGGTGAAGGAATTGAATATGGATTTCTTGAATCTGTGCAGGATCACATTGATCTGAAACCTAACACTAAAGGACAAGCAAATGATCCTGATTATGTGTTCAATGGTAACATCTTCCCTGATGCTAAAACACAATGTGGTGGTCTAAAACCACAGAAGAAAGGCAATAAGTTGTTTTACTCTAATCAGTGGGACATTCAGAAGAAAGCACAAGGTGCATCTGAGTTTAAATCAAAGGCAGATTGTTATGTGTTGATTGATCCTCACTATGGTCGCATTGCTGTGATTGATGCTGCTGTATTTTACACCAAGAAGTTTAAGCAAGGGTCTGCACGTATTTCATTCTCAGTCAAACCTGAAGATGTGACCATGATCTATGATGGTTCTGCAGATGTTGTTGAGGTTGATGTAAAGAATGATCCTAACGCAATCTTTCAGCAAATCTGGGATAGGACCTTCTTATATGTTTGATAAGCAGCACTGATCAATGACCCCTTGACATCCCCCTGATTCCGTGCCATACTTACAAAGTAATCGACAAACACCGATGCCTGACATCACTTACGAGATGAACTTTGCAGATCCTAAGTATTGTGAATGGATCTTCTCTGATGGTCAATATATTGGAGAGATCCATGGTACTGTACTTGAAGGATACGAACTTCGCAAAGTAAATGAGATCCAACTTGCCGCAGGTGCAAGTGCAGTAGATCTCGAAACTATCGCATACTTTCAATGTGTATGTGATGCTAAAGATTTTGTTAATCAAGCAGGTACTCTTTGATGACTCCCGACACTTACACTTTCACTGGTGATGCTACTACCTTCCTTGGTTTGGTTGGTGTGGTTTCGTCTTTCATTATTATTGTTGTTGCCTATCGTAGGTATTACAATAGTCCTTACAACATTCGTTATGTAAAACCTCAAGAGAAAAATACTAATGACTGAAGTTACTCTTATTCGTAAGCAATCTGTTGTTGATGAATTGTGGAAACGAGCAGACAAACTTGTTGAAACTTACGATGGTGAGATGTTTGGGTCTGCCATCCTCACTAATATGAATCTTCGCATTCTTGAGGATGAATTGATGACACATGAGGAGTTTCATAGTTCAATTTATGATGAAGATCTAGAAGCAATTCATGATTATATCTGGTTGCACACTAAAGATCATCCATTGTCCCCATATCGTCACTATAACCAGGAATGAATTACATGAAAGAATATATCACTGATGCTGAATATGCTCAGCAAAAGAAACAAGAATATAAACAAAAGAAACTGCGACAACAACTAAAGAATAACACCAAATCTACTCGTGGATTTGGTTATGATTACAAACCACTTCAATTTGATTATCCCGAATGATGAAACCAACTAAGCATGTATCTCTGGGTGCATTTGTGGGTATAATTGCATTTGCTATTGCTTTCCTTGGATTGCAAGCATGGGTGCTTGGTGTTGTTCTAGGATGGTTCGGTATTACACTTGCCTTCTGGAAATGCCTGGTGATTGTATTGCTTATTGGTACACTTTTCGGTTCTTCTCGTTCTAACTGATTATGAACAAACAAAACGGATTTATTGACCCTGCTGTTGCTGCTATTGCTGTCGGTGTGGTTGTGATTGGTGGTCTCATCTTTATTGGTGGTCCACAGTATAATGTGTGGCAACAATCTCTTGCTGGTAAAGCAGAACTGCAAAAGGCAGAATATACTCGTCAGGTTGCTGTGTTGGAAGCACAAGCAAAGAAAGATTCAGCACAACAACTTGCTGATGCTGAGATCATCCGTGCTCAAGGTGTTGCCAAAGCAAACCAAATCATCGGTGATTCACTGAAAGATAATCGTGAATATCTTCAGTATCTTTATATCACTGGTCTGGAAGAAGGTAGCAACAAAGGTAACGTGACGATCTATGTTCCGACCGAAGGTGGTATGCCTGTGCCCACACTTCAGATGAATAAGTGAACTTTATCACACACAGTTAAACTAATAAAATAGACTGATGGGCAGGGGGTTGACTCCTGCCCTTTTCTGTGCCATACTAAAAGCATGAAAAACACCCATCTAGAGCATCCTGAAGATTCTGTGCTGCTGGGCAAGCAATCTGTTCAGCAAGTTATCAATTTCCTTCGTGATCGCAATTCTACTGTCAGTGTGAAGTGGGACGGTGCTCCTGCTATTGTATTTGGCACGAATCCTGAGAATGGTAAGTTCTTTGTTGGAACTAAGAGTGTATTCAACAAGGTAAAAGTTAAGATCAATTATACTCATGCTGACATCGAGAAGAATCACAGCAACAATCCGAAAGTTGCTGGTGTACTTCATACCTGTCTTGAAGCATTGCCGAGGGTGGAAGGGATTTATCAGGGTGATTTTATTGGTTATGGTGGTGAAACTACTCTTAAAGCAAATACTATTACCTATATTTTTGATCCTGAACACCGATATATTCCTCATTGCTCTATCGTGTTTGCTTGTCACACATCTTATACTGGAAGTTCGATCAAAGAACTGACTGCATCTTTCAGTGTGCCTGAGTATCTGAAGAATAACTTTATGTCAACCTATTTTGTAAATACCAATGCACACATTACCTCCCGTCGTCGTAGAGTTGATTACATTCTTGGTCTTGCAAGTGTGGTTAGCAATTTTGTTAAATACCCTACGGACAAGAAAGAGATCGAAAGACTGAAGATTGCCATTAACAAGTGTATCAAAGAGAATCGTCCTGTTGATTGTATCTCTGGCAATATGTTGCTGCTGTTCAATCTCATCACTCAAGCAAAGGAATTGATCATGGAAGGTCTTGCATCTTGCGAGATTGTTGATACGATCATTGATCTTGGTGTTGACTATGAAGTGGTCAATCATGAGGGTTTCGTTGCTAGTAACAAGTTCGGCACGTTTAAGTTAGTCAAACGTCAGCAATTCTCGTTCTATAACTTTACTTTACAGAAGACGTGGTGATCCATAAGCAACACTGATCGTTTAGGGGTTGACTCTGTGCCCGTTTTGCCCTATCATTACAAAGTAATCGACAGAACACACATGTGGGACGAAATCATGGACATGCCTGGTGAAATCTTCGATTTTAGTGAAGAAGATCGTAAGGAAATGATGCAAGACTGGGCAGAGATTCAGGAAGAAAATGAAGAACCTGGATGGGATCTGAATGGTTTCGATGATATTGATGATCGTGATATGATGCCTCTTGATATGCAAGACGACATCGAGAAAGATGACCCTCTGCTGGATGATTGATGAACATTGTTGACCTTTCTCTTCTTGCCACTTTTATACTTCTAGTGGGTGGCATTGTATTCTTCTTCAAGGCAATCTACCGATGACTGACGGTTACACTTTCAATCGAGTTGAGTTCACTGCAAACGAAGAGACTTGCATCCTTAAGTTTCTCAATCAAGCACGAGAATGTGGGTATCCTAGTGCTAACGAAGAATGGTATCCTGTTATTGATTCTATCTTTCAAAAGTTCTTCAATTCTAACATCAAAGAAGCACAAGAGTTTCAGACACGATGAAGTATATTGTTGAGTTATACGTTGGTGGCAAAGTCTTCAAGGAAGAAGTATATGCTACCAACCCCAAAGATGCGAGGGAGACTGCACTTGCTCGCAATCCCAAAGCAAAAGTTATCGGTGTAAATGTAAGTTTTAACTAATGGAAAACAAGGCACGAATCCTGTCTAGTTTAGTTCTGTGTGTTGCATACATCATCACTTTGTATGTTGACACAACCCTAGGATCTAGGTTATACTTGTGTGGCAATGCTCTGGCACTCCCATACATGATTAAGAACAAATGTTGGGATATTGTTGCATTGCTTGCGTTCTTCATTGTTGTAGGTCTTCCTAGAGCAATCTCATGAAGTTGTTATTTCACAAACCACCAGAGGGTTATCACTATGAACGCACAGATTTCAAGAAAGATATATCTGCAATCTGGATTGTCAATGATAGGCATTTTGACTATTGTGGGTGCTCTGGTGTTAAGTCTATCTGGGGATTCTACAACTCAAAGACAAAACAATTCCACTCACCAGTTAATAGTAAGACAGTGGGTAATGTAGTCGATCTGAATAGAACTACTGCCTACAGTGCGATGATAAAGTTAAAAGATAAGTTGACCGAATCAGTCTGATAAGCACTGCTAATGGATCAGGGGTTGACTTTCGACTCCTGATCCTTTATTGTATTCACATACCAATCAAATCACTATGAAACTGCGACTTCACCAATCCCGTGTGCTCGATGCAATGAACCAGCACAAGATCGGTCAGATCGTTATTCCTACTGGTGGTGGTAAGACTCTTTGCATGATCATGAATCTGCTGCAACGTTTTGTGCAGAATCCTGGTCAGGTTGCTGTTGTTGTTGCTCCTCGTATTCTGCTTGCTGAGCAACTCTCCGCAGAGTTTCTGGAGTTTATCACCAGTGCAAATGTGATGCACGTTCACAGTGGTGAAACTCATCACTATTCTTCTACCAAGTCTGACAAGATTGCGGAGTGGGTTGTTAATCATGCGGACACCAATCGTATCATCTTCACCACCTATCATTCTCTCGGTCGTGTTGTTGATGCTGGTGTAGATATTGACGTTGCCTATTTCGATGAGGCACACAATTCTACGCAGAAGAAGCACTTTATTGCCACTGCTGCTGTATCTCTGTCCGCAGATAGCAAGTATTTCTTTACTGCTACTCCCAAACATCACACCAATCCTGGTGCTAATGGCATGAACAACTTTGAGATCTACGGAAAGATCATTGAGACTGTTCGTGCTCAAGAACTGATCGAGACTGGTTGCATCATTCCTCCGCAAGTTGATACCTACAAAGTAGATATTACCCGTGACAAACGCACTGCTGCTGAGGCAGACCGCAACATGATTGTGGACATTCTCGATAACATCGAGCATGACAATCCTAAGGTGCTCGTTGCTGCTCCTAGCACAAAAGTGATGTGGAATATGCTCACTAACTCTGACATCCTGAAAGAGTTGGAAGATCGTGGATATGGCATCCTTCACATTACATCTAAGCATGGTGCCTATGTTAATCGTACAAAGGTGAATCGTGAGAAGTTCTTTGACACTCTGACCGAGTGGGGCAAAGACAAATCTAAGAAGTTTGTGCTGCTTCACTATAGCATCCTGTCCGAAGGTATCAACGTTCCTGGTCTCTCTCACTGCATTATGTTGCGTCAGATGCCTATCATCGAGATGGCACAAACTGTGGGTCGTGTGATTCGTATGGACAAAGATGATGCTGCTGATATTGCATCTGGCAAGATTCCTGCTGGTGCATGTCATCTGTATCGCAAGCAGTTTGGTAGTGTGATCGTGCCTGTGTTCACCAACTACGGTAGTGCTATTGCCAAACGTTTGCAGGGTGTTGTTGATACCATCTTCGTGCAAGGTATGCCTGCCATCTCTACCATGACTCGGTGAGTTCTTTACACTTTCACTTTTTTCGTGATCGGGGCTATCAGGGATGACCTGATGCCCCTTTGCCGTAGAATTGCAGATTATTTGGGTTTTGACCCCAGTGGTGGCAAGGGTTCTCAGGTGAGACTCCCCCTAGACTGATGGCAGCAGCAGACCCTAGCATCATTCCCCACTGTGCCAGTCACTCAAACTGTCCACCAATCCCCCCAAAGGGCACCGATGCCCCCTATGATTACAAAGTAATCGGAAATCACTCAAATGCAACGACTCGATGTTATCTGTCCTTCCGCACCTTGGGAGAACACTACTACCGATGAAGATCGTGCATGGGATCTCTGTCTTTCTCTCTCTGAGGAATACGGTTATGCACAAGTTCGTCAGAATGGTATCATCATCGGTGATTACACTAACGGTCGCTGAATCATGAAAAACTATCGTGTTCGTGTTGAAACCTACGATCAATGTGTTACCATTTGGTATGAGAAAAGCAAGGCAAAGTCCGCAGACAAATTGATTCTCAACCGTGTCTACAATCAACTCTGTGGGTTGAACATTAAGGAAATCTCTGTTACTCCATCTGTCTGAATCATGCAATTCCAAGTTATTGACATCGAGTTTGATTTTGATGAAGATGATGACTTTCCCGAGCATGAGTTTAGTAATATCTTCTACGAAACTATCGGTATGATTTGGGAGGCAGATGATGAAGATGAACTAGTCGAAGAGATCACTGCTGCTACTGGTTGGTGTATCAAATCCATTGATTATCGTCACGTTCTGAAATGAGTTTCGACTTTCTTCTCGCAGCAATCCTATCAGCACGGGCAGCAAATACTGTTCCCAATGCTGAATATGTGGATCGGTATTGTGCCGAGTTAGTTGGTATTCCCTACGCATCTGACAACTTTACAGATAGTGAATGGGCACAATTTAAGACATGTAGAGAAGTTATGAATGAACGTAGGACCTATCAGTAACACTAATCATTCAGGGGTTGACTCTGTGCCCCATCCGTCCTACCATTACAAAGTAATCAGGAAACGACATGGATCGCAATCGCACCCGAATTGCGTATTAAATACTGCTTCGAGTTTCTCACTGGTTATGTTGCTGATGGTGATGATCTGATGGCAGGTCGTTGTTACGATGGCATCGCAAAGTACAGTGACAAACTTGACTGGTCCGAAGCACACTTCTGATTCCATTCTTTACACTCACAAACAAATGTCTAACTACGTTTGCATCACTTTCGGTCCTCGCAATGATGATCCTGCACAATTCTGGAATGAGAGAACTTTCTGGGATCGTCAATCACAAGCAGAAAAGTGGGGTTTGCAATCTCTCTCGATCGCAGGAACTTTCGGTTACGTTGTGATCGAAGATGGAGAGGATTCGTGGAAGATTGTGGATGAACTAGGAGCACCTGCTAATGCTGTAAGTGTGAGTGCTGAGTATAAAGGTGGAGTGACCTATTCTGTTCAACCTGCCCCTGTACTTCTCGGAGTCTGATGAACTACAGAATGAAGATTGTGTTCTCTCCAATTATCTCCTGGCATCGACATATTACAGGATATTGGGAGAAGAAACTACCACATCTTCCTGGAGCAAACTCTAAACAATTCTGGAACATTATCAACGGAAACTGATGAACAAGCAAATGCAAATGATCGAGATTCTGCAAGACGAATGCCGCAAAGATGTGGATCTCCTCGATACTATCATTGAGGAATATGTGTTGGGATTGAATGCTTCTGAGGAGGCAAATCTAGAAGATTTCATTGTCAACAATTTCGGAGATCTGTGATGCCTATTCGTTATTGGATTGCTGGTGCATGTGCGTTCTCCGTTATCATCGGTTGGAACGTATTCTTGATTGCTCGTGATAATCAACTGTTCCGTGCTCAACAACAACGTGCTGCGGAAGTCTGTAAGATGGTTGCAGAGTTTCAGTACGATTGCAAGGGAAAGACTCATTAATTCTGCTTATCAGACCCATAAGCAAAGATGATCACCCAACCCCTTGACCTGACCCCTGATCCGTGCCATACTATGTTCATCGGGGGTTGAGAGAGATCCCCACCACAAACATCCTCAAATGACTGTTACTTTCCAAACCAACATTGCAGACAAAACCTACAACGGTTGGACTAACTACGAAACCTGGAATGTTGCACTGTGGATCGGAAATGATGAAGGTCTGTATGATCTTGCTCGCAACTTCACTGATTACGATGATCTCGTCACCGTGCTTTATGAAGAGTTTGGACAGAAGCAAACTCCTGACGGTGTGAAGTGGAACGATCGTAAGATCAACCGCATCGAACTCAACGAAATGCTCCAAGATCTCTGATTTAACTAACACACAAAACACTCAAATCATGAAACTGTTCATCATCAACAACGTCCTCTCTGATTATACTGACGGCATGGCAGTGATTGCTGCTGAGTCTAAAGAACAGTGCCGTGAGTTGTTTATCAAAGAGTTCAGTGAGTATCATGCTGATGAGTTCGATAAGTATGCAACCTTTACTGTTATCGAATCGGTTGGACTTGACGAGGCAGGTATAGTTCAATATGTGTACGGTGGTGGTTAGTTTTGTCTCGTAAATCCCTCACTTTCAAAGCACCTAATTCCATGAATCTGATCACTGTTCTGATCATCGTCCTCTGTGTAATCTCTCCCCAGATGCGTTATACTGTAGGCAGTGCATTTATCTTCATCGGTAACACTCTCCAAGGTGAAATCAAATGAGTCGGGAACAACGTCAAACGAACGCAATCCGCAATCAAACAATCCAAATCCGACCTGTCCTGTTTAACAACAAACCCACAAACAAGAATCACAAATGAGTTACAAAGATCTGCTAATCGAGTCCGAGCAATATGTTATCAATGCACGAGAATCTAACTTCACCGATGAACAAATCATGACTGATCTTATCATCGAGTTTGATATTCAAGAAGAAGACGCAATCTACTTCCTCGCACAATGACCAACGATCTCTACACTGAAATCCTTAAATCTGAACGCACTCCAATGACACTGACCGAAGCACAATTTGATCAACTGAAAGAGACCTATGCCTACATGATTGTGGACGATATGGATATGAAAACTCTGATCCAACTTGCCACTGACACTATCATCGACAATCTCAAATCGTATGATCAAGATGAACTCAGGGATGAAATCGTAGAACTGTATGATGAAGAAGTCCTAGACAATCTCCTGCAAGAAGTTATCACTGAAGGTTGACAAAATGAAAGACTTCACCTATACTGATCCCTGTACGATTGCTCTACAGTATGAACAACAATATAGGGACAATCTAGACTGGGATGATCTACTCTCCCCTGATGAATACCTAGACCATCTTGATCGCAAACTGTATGAACAATCGAATCGTTACTAACATCGACAACGAACAACTCAGTGAAATCATCATGGAAGAAATCATGCAGTTGGATGATACGGAGATCGAAAAGTATGTAGAGTCGATGATTGCGGAACTTTTCCACAGTTATTGTTAATTTTGTGGAAAAACCTGTGGAAAAAGAAATACCTTAATTAATATAGGGTGAGTGTTTGTTATCTCTTGTAAATGTGCTGAGTTGATGTAAGTTAAGCCGACAATACCACGAAACCCCACAAATGTCAAGATCCCAGACCATCAGAATACCTGATCACCCCCATAAGCAACACTTATCCGAAAACACTTGACTTCCCCTGCCAGATGCCCTATATTGAGTGCATCGGAGGGAAGGGAAACAACCCAACCCCCACAACTCTCAAACCTTCTCAAGTCTCTCCCATGCGTAAGATCGAACGACTGATGAATGCTGCTATCACTGCAGGCAAAGATTGGAAACTCGATAACACTGAGGTCGTTTCATGTTCTCATGTTTCTGATGTCTATCTGCACGGCAATCTGATTGCTCGCATTGGTGAAACTTGGAT